TTCCTCCGCTCGCTTTTTCGCTATCCACTCCCTCTTATACGCCTTCCGCGCATCCACTTTCAACAACTTCTCTAAATCTTCCTTCCCAACATTCGGCCTGTCCTCCCTAATCGGTAACTCAGGTTCCTTCTTCTCCACATACGTCCATCGCCTCTTCGGTGTGTAATTCTCAAATGCCATGTCTACACTGTCTACACATTTCTGTCTACATGTCTACAGAAATGTCTACAAAATGTCTGCACTTGGATTTTGTAGACTAAATTCGGAGAGGCCATCGCCACCCCTCGCCCCCAATACCAGCGGGCCCTACCCCACCCACCACTGCCACCCTCCCCAGGGCAAAAGAATTACTCTCCGCTACCCAAGCTAAGGGTGCCACGTCAGACAGGGCGCAGCGAGGCGTACAGAGCGTGCAAGGGCTATTCTGGTGGATGGTCAGGAGACGTGGTTACGCCTCGGGCTGATCGTTCCCTACGTTGAGGTAGGTGCGCTGGCTGAGGATGTTGATCGCCTGAGGGTTGAACGGGCCAACGTCCCGTCCTGATTGTTCCCAGCCCAGTACCACGCTCCCCGTCCCGGCTACGTCTTTCATTGCCCTAGCCTGTTTGATGATCGCGGCTGGTTCAGATGTGGCGAGATGCTCGCTTGCCCTCAGTACCGCTTGGGATAATGCCAGCTTGGTTTTGTTACTTCTCTCGGTCAGCGTTGAGCGGAGAGCATCGCTCGGGGACTGGGTGCTGATTGGGTGCGCGACTAATTGTGTTGGTTTAGCCTTATTCCATCCGTAGCGCAAGCTCCATGATTTGACAGTGTTTTCGGATAGTCCTGAGAGCCTTGCAGCTTCACGTTGGCCGTGGAGAGTGACCAGTGTTTTGATTGTTTCCTTATTGACCTTGGGATTAGTAGATAAGCCCATCCTGAGAGTGAATAGGTAGCGTGGATTGCAGTGATAGGCAAGCGTAAGGTTATTGAACGGCGGCTTTCTCATTGCTGATTCTTTCTCACCAGGATTGAGAACTGAGAATGTTTTTCTCAATCGAAGTGTACTACTCTCTCAAGATTGACCGATTATCATGCCTGAGAACGCTCTAGGATGCCCGCTATCGCGTTTTGTTTAGCCGGTAGTATCAGAGTAGCGGACATATTTAGTTGCCTGATTTATTATTCGGGATTGGCGATTGTGGCATGGCCATTGCTATAATGGATTGGCATGAACACCCAAGCAAACCAGGATTACTTAAACAGAGCCTACGCTCGTGTGGCTGAGTCCGATGACAAAGCTATTGCCCGGGCATGGCGCACTACACAACGAATCACTCCAACCGAGCATGAAAAGCGTGAATGGCGACGTATGGCTACAGCAGCCTATGATCTAGACCTTAATGACATTGGCCATCGCTGTTCGGCCTATGGCGCACTCAGAATAGGCGAATCTATACCAACACAAGCCTTCGATGAAATGCAGATCAATTACCGTGAATGGCTTATTACGGGATTCGGAAAACCCACAATCACACAATGAACACAGAAAGCGAATACAACGAAGGGACAATAGGGCGGGAAGCAATCCAGTGTTGCGACCCGGACACGGGCGCGCATGGCACATTCTTACACACAGGCGACGATCATAACGTAGTTGGAACCAGGGTATCACCGATATTCTCGAACTACGGCGACTTGTGCGCTTGGTGCAAAGCTAACGGCTGGCCGGAAGAGGCTGGCGTGCGTATCTACCACCGGGACAAAGATCATGCGTTTAACAAAGTTTTCGGCTACGACCCAACTGGCCGAATCGTAACCGAGTAAGGAAATACAAACATGAAAACACTATTCGTAATGAACAGCAAGACCAACACAGCAGCTATCTTTAAGGCGTCATGCTTCGAGGAACTGCAAGCTATGTTTCGTGTCGGCATCGGACTGCCGGACGGAACACCAGCTAATGGTATCGGGCGCTGTAAATCCGTCCAGGACTTCGAGCGCAAAGCTTTAGCCGGAGGGACACGCGTACAATCTTATGAGTGATATTCCTACCTTGCCACAAGGCGACTTTAACATGCCACCGGGTGTCCGAGCATCAGATATTCCAGGGACTGAAATTGAGAAAGCAATTCGATCACCAGCTAGGGAAGCAGCTAACAGGAAACACGGTAAAACGCTGGGCAAGTATTGGTCTGGTGCCTCAATCCCGGCCAATACTGTTACTGAGCGCGAGATTTACACAGAATCAGCCGCACAAGACGCGCGCAAGTATAAATGGGAAGGATGGACGTGGAAGGATTACCAATCCGCTATTGTCCGACAGAATCATCGCATATCGCAACTGGAAGCTGGTCAGACTGAGGCAGCTAAATCCAATAAACCATGACGGCACTTCGATCACAATCTCACAACCTTGTCTACCTAATGAACACACTCACGCCTAATCAGATTGAAAAGCTGACAGCCGATAACAAGGCTGACATTGCCACGGCTAAGCACATCCTCGAAGCACTCAAGATCAGGATAGACAGCGAGGCTAGTAAGCGCATCGGCGACACGCCTCAACAGCCGTGGTTTGATAAAGCCGTGGAGCGCATCGAATCCGAGGGACTACGCAAGCTGGAAACAATCGACAAAGTGATTGCAATGCTGGAGGTGCTGCAATGATTCTCTACCAATGGGAATGTCCCGATTGCGAGAGCGTAACTAATGGCAGTGAACCGCCGTCAACGTGCACCTACTGCGGGCAAGGTAACATCGTTCGCAACCTAGAGGCTGAAGAAGCGGAAACAGACAACGAAGCAATGGCAGAATTAAGCGTATGAAAACTATCCTGATAGCTAAAGAAACATTCACTGAGGAGATACCGGCAAGCAAATTTCGTTTCGAGGATTGCTTTGGCCGTGACCTAGGCGAAGCCGTGACAATCCCGGCGCGGACGGCCACAACCTACAAGGGCGAGAAGTTTACGGCTCGTAACAAAGCTGAACTGCAAAGCGCACTTGCCACCGGGAAATGGGAGCGCCGATGAAGCCCGAACCTAAGATCATTGTCAGCCACAACCAATACAAAACATTCGCTTACATGAAAGAAAAACCTCTACCAGTAGGCTCCCAGCGATTGCCGTGCGGCTGTTACCATACAGACAATAGCGCGGGGCCGATCTATTGGAACCAGTTTAACAAAGTCGTGCAATGCCACAAGTGCGGAGCTACCTACGGCACAATGCCAAGGCTCCCGGTTGATTGGAACGCTAAGCATCCTATCCGCTACCGCACATACCAGGATGCGATCTTAAACCGTAATCCTATTCACAAGGGAGATGGCGGCTATCGCAAGGCGCAATTCGAGCAGCGATTTATCCGAACTGACGGAGTGATAGTTGCACAGCTATTCTCTAAAAATCGAAATCCGAAACCATTATGAGCGATATAACATGCAAGATTCACGTCGGACACTTTTTCCCTAAGGGATACGACCCGCTGGCTGAACCTTACCGTTCGATCATCAACGCTTGTAACAATTACGAGCGATTGGCGGAGCAATGCGACTACCTAACGCAGCAGAATACGGAACTACGCGAGGAACGCGATTACGCCGATGGCTGGCAATGGGCCGAAAAGCTGGCCGACGTAACCGAACTACTCATGATAAGTTGCTCAGATAAAGAATCGTGGGCGGAAGCAAATAGTACGCTGGGGTGGTACTACGCCGCCAAGAGACACGCTGAAACCCCATGAGCCTGTTTCCCGCATTGCCGATAGCTGTCGGTCTAATTCTCATGTCTCTACTGGCATGGCTGCGTAAACCGGGCAAGGGCGGCAAGGTTGGTCGCGTAATTCGTCACTCTGATTGGCTGTCATGGCAAAACGCAGTTGAGGAGCGAGAGCGCCAGCTTGAGGAATTAAAACGAGCCGAACCAAGGATATGAGCGAGCACAATCCCAACTGTAAACCAAGCGATAAAGAATTGATCTGGCTATGCCATGAGTGCGGCGGGCACGAATCCGCCATTGCACTACTCGAAGCGAGCGAAGCATGGATTAAGCTATATGATCGAGGTACCTATAACGCTGAGGCCTACGATGCGCTAACAGCCGCCTTAGCTAAATCGCCTCTAGAAAAAGGATCTACCCGCGATTTACAAGATTTCATCCAGTTTCATCACAATCCCATTGTCGCACAACTGAACGAGGAAAAGAAACACCTAGCTAGCAAGCTCCTCAGGGTAGCCAAGGAACTGCGCGAAGCGTGCGCTGCCTGTTTCCGCGTGATTTGCGATCACGGCGCCATTGATGCGGTAGAAGCTGAATTAAAGCGTATCGGGATTAAAGACGGATTCGGGAAACGAGCACAAGACACAATCGCAGAGGTAGAAAATGGACTTTAAACAATGAAAAATCTAACCGCTTCACAACTGAGCATATTCGCAGATTGGTACGATACGTTCGACCGAAAGGACGATCCTTTAGCGATGGCAAAAGAAGCGTTCAAATTCGGATTGCACATCGGCTCCAGGCGATGCGAAATAAACCAAGACTTGCTTACCGCGAGCGAAAATCTCTTATCCGAACAAAATAGATGGTACCCTGAAGCAGCTAAGGGTATGTACAGTATCGCGTTGAGAGACGCGATTGAGAAAGCCAAACGCACAAATGAACTTTAATTACGACTGCAAGATTGAGGGATGCGGACGCGAATCGGTCAACGCTTCCGGTTACTGCAAAAAACACATTAAGGCTTGGCTGAAAGAACCTTTCCATACAGAGGAAACGCCATTACCTCGCTCGATCTGGTGCAAGGGAAAGAATAGACCTATCCCGAACGCTCTAGCCCTCCTTACCGATGCTGTAATTGACGAAGGCGAAGGATACTCCGCGCAAACCGTGATTGACCTCCGGGACAACCTAATCGCATCACGCCACGAAACCCAGGAAGTCGCAGCACTATGCGTCCGATTCTGTACCGCCTTGCGGGAACTAGGAATATGGAAGGACTTATGATTTTAACCACCGTGCTTGTCCTGGCCGAGTCGAATCCGGGGATGCGCGGACATCCTGGCGAAGTGCGAGAAGGACTGTCTGACGAAAGTCTGCAAAAGTTTCGCAGCGGTGGTTAAAACTTTATGCATCCTGAATGTCCACACTGCGGAAAGTGCCACAACGAATGGCACGGGTGCCCCACAAGCACGTATGACCCGAATCTTTACAGCGATTACACCCCCGAAATGGCTGATGCTGCTTCGCTCCTGATGGTGGAAGCTGCCAAGCGAGGATGGTCAAAGCATTGGGTGTTTAAGGGACTGACCCCGTACGAATCTTTTTCAGAGATGCTGGGGCCGAATCTAAACGAGCTATCCGAATGGCGAGCCGTAGCTAAAGACTACGATTGCAAGACGCCGGATGATCTACTCATGCTCCTCGAAAGAGCGTGGAGTGGGCTACCCGAATTTCGTGCCCTGCTAATGCGTTTTGAAGCAAGAGGAACAGTAGGTAAATGAACGACCTCCGTATAACCCTCCTGGAACGCTGGCCCAATGAGATCATCCGCCACTCTGTCCCTACCCCGATCACAGAACGCGCCCTAGACGTGCTGTGGCTCGACCAAAGGCTGCTCAATTCTTTAACCCCAGGATACATTTTGAGATACCCAGAGCCACAAGGCCAATCCCCTCAGGATTACACAGACAACACGAAAGAACTAAACACATTATGAGAACAGCACTTATGGAAGCATTACGGAAAACTGCAGATCAGATTGAGAAAGGCACCATTCGCTACAAATGGACTTCAACAATCCAGTGTAACTGCGGGACACTACTCCAAGTCATAACCGGATATGATGACGAGGCACTCACTGAACCGCTTTATTCTTCGTACGATGCCCGCGATTATTACCCAATAGGCGATGTCCGCCATTCTCTCTACCATTGTTACAGTGCTCTTGCTGAAAAGTTAGGAGTCGAGATTACCCGCTGGGAACTAGTTGCATTAGAACAGTGCAATGATCCCGAAGTTTGCCGCCGAGTAAGGGGTTGGCGAATATGGAGGGTGATTCAGCGGAACAAACCTGCCAGCGTTATTCGCTACATGCGTACTTGGGCAGACATGCTTGAACGCGAAGGTCGTGACAACCTGATGCCACGCACTCATTTCATGCAACCCGTTATAAAATGCCCTCAACCAATACCACAGACAACCCGCTAGGAGAACAGAAGTAAATGAAACAAAATCAATTAGTTGAATACCAAACCAATGACAAATCATAAATCGCAAACCCAAGGTTACGCTGATCTAATTCTCACCGGCACACAAGAACAACCCGACCACACAACCCAAACCCTGCGCTTAATCGTGGACCTTACCGGGGTAGTCGATAAAGCCCTGGACAGGGTTATTGAACTGGAACGGAAGGTGAAGAAGCTGGAGACGGTGGTGGATCGCATCAGGGAAATGGTGCCGAGCGTTGAATAGTTGTTGACAGTAAACAAACACGGTTGACAATATGATGCGGATGCAGGGTTATACAAAGCTGTTTGGTTCCATTGTGGCCTCCACCATTTGGCGCGAACCAAACGAAACCCGAATCCTGTGGATCACCATGCTAGCACTGAAAAACAAGGATGGGATAGTTGAGGGTTCTGTCCCCGGGTTAGCTGACCTTGCCCGGCTTAGTATCGAGGATACCGAAAAGGCTCTGCATTCCCTGCGCTCACCTGACAAATATTCACGCACAAAGGAATTTGAAGGCCGTAGGATTCAGGACATTGAAGGCGGATGGTTGGTCCTAAACCATGAAAAGTGGCGCAAGAAGATGAGTGCAGACGAACGCCGGGAGTACCTCAAGATCAAACAGCGGGAACATCGCAACAGGGTACGTGAAACTGTCAACAGCCCTGTCAACACACGTATACACAAGTCAACAGAGTCAACACATACAGATAAAGATGAATATAAATATCCAAACGAAGATATTGGCGGGTAGGTGTACCTTTCTGTACATCAATACCTCTGGTACATGGATACCCGACGCGTCAACATCATGAACACAACCTACAAACAAGCCTGTTCTTCGCGCCAACCAAAACGCAAAAGAACCAAGGTAAAACCCTATGCCCTCAATGGTCCCGATGTTTTAACCTGCCCCAACTGCGGGTGCAGGTTCGTAACTCGAATATTATACCATGAACCTTAAACACCGCGACTGCTGCATCACCAAAACCTTCCTGATCCTGATTCTGCTGGTGGTTGCGCTTTACAATTTGAATGCCGTGCCTTTGCTGGCCGATCTTAACCGACCTGAATCGAGATCACTTCAACATCCTGTCGTGAGCGGCGAAGCGCGAGAGAGCATATCCTTACAAGACGAGCAGTGTGCCATGACAAGCACGACGCCCGACTCTCGCGGCGGCATTCAACTTTTCCAAACCGTGGAGATTTACCCGCCTCCGCGCCCAACTCCAACCCCGACACCCAAAGTTGCAATATGACCGAAACAATTAACGGACTACTCACTCAACGCCCCGAACGCCCGCCTGAAGCGGGCCAAATCAAATGCTTTACCGTAGAAAACCGAGTCTCCGCAGCCGGTAAACCGTGGATCAAAGTAAAGAACGCCACCCCCGACAAAGGCGGAAGGGACTACCGGATACTCAACGTCCAACCAACGGACTTCACCGATGCCCACGGCAACGTGAGCTTCAACATCGAACTGGAGCAAGTAAACGGCCAACAGCTCCAACCCGCTACTTCTACCCTCCCAACCCATCAAAACCTCGTACAGGACCCCGTAGACGCTTGCAACAGGCATCTGTTCAGGGCTTGCCAAGCCATGATGTTGTGCTTGGACACGGCAAGCTCAATCGGGGAAATCTGGGAATCCAAACACAAACAGCAACTAACCCCCGACCAATTCCAAGCCATCACCTCCACCTTATTCATCAACCTAGATAAGTCCGGGCTTATTAACCAACTGCCCTCCGCGCCCATCGAGAAGGAGAAAGAGTTTTGAGCTGTGATCTTTATTTAACGCGGGCGAAACCTATGCGGATAGAGTTTGTTTGTTATGCCTGCGGGGAGCCAATCCACACTAATGTAGCAACCGGGAGGATTTACGGGCATGAAAACTGCGAACGGGAACGAAACAAGAAATGGGTAATTCCCGCCAATATCGACGTTAGCAACCAAGAAGACCCATGATTACAGCAACCATTGCATCGCAGTCAGGGCATTATTACGATTCTGTAACCGGGGAACCTAGGTACGCGGTCATAGGCAAAAACGGCAACGAACGTCCAACCCGCATCACCGATGCCAAGGCGAACAAATGGTATCCCTCGGTTACACTGATCCTCAAACTGATAGATAAACCGGGCTTACGGCAATACTTCCGCAAACAGATGTACGACGCCGCCTTCACTACCCCTCGCACTCCCAAGATGACTGATGAAGAACATTTCGAGGAATGTTGCCATTGGGCTGATGAACATGCCGAACTAGCCAGAAGCTCGGGGAAAGAACTTCACAAGGCAATCGAGGATTACATCAGGGGTCAGAGGTCTTTGATTTGGTTCGAGCATATCACGAACATCGAGGCCAAGCTGTCTTCGCTGGGCATAGATTTAACCCAAGGCAACTCGGAACATTCATTCGCCTGCGACCTCGGGTATGGCGGTAAAACGGATTACGTGTGCAAAGATCCTGAAGTAATTCTCGACTTCAAAAACAAGAAGGTAATCGAGGAAAAGAAATTGAGCTACGATGAACACTTGATGCAACTGGCAGCCTACTCCCGTGGGCTCGGGATGCCGGACGCCCGCTGCCTGAACGTGTTCGTGGGCGTGGAAGATAAAAAGGTGGTTTGTCTGGAGTACGCCCAGGAAGATTTACAGAAGGCGTGGGGCATGTTCACTACTCTCTTGACTTTTTGGCAACTGAAGACCGGATACTTCCCAAATGAAAAAATCTCCACTCAAGCGAGTTAGCAAAAAGAAGGGTCAACAGGATCGTGCCTTCAGGATACTAAAACCCATCTACATACGGTCCCACCCGTACTGTGAAATGTTCGATGACTGCTTTAATGAAACTATTGACATCCATCACATGAAAGGGCAAGCCGGAGAACTGATGTGCGATGAGCGTTGGTTCAAAGCTACGTGCCGCCCTTGCCATGATTGGGTGGAAACTCACAAAAACAAAGCCCGCGCCATGGGTCTCATCCTCTACAAATGACTGACCAAGAGCTAGAGCGGGTAGCCAGAGACCTTTGGATGCAATTAGCTCTCAGGCACTACGCCGTTGATCTGGATTACTCCTGTTCGCAATACGCCGAAGCGATCGGGCTCATCCTCTCCGCGTTAAAGCAGGTGCACAACTCGTTAGGGAAGCAGGAGAATTTGGTTGATTCCATTGCGGTTAAGCCACAGGGCCAGCAAAGCGAGGAGACTAAAGGCAACGCAACGGAGTTGAAGGGACTAACACGCGAGCAGTGGATTCGGAGCGTAGCTCACGAATTAGGCTTTGAGACCTGTACGGAGGAAGGTCAAAAGAACAGAATGGCCTACGCCGAGTCGTTAGCGCAATCCTACTACGACGACGATCCAACCGAATACACACCGCACCAAGCATTATTGGAGGACGCTACCTATGCCTGATTCTGAGCAGGTACAGCCAAACAGGTGCAGGAAGTGGAAAGTTTGGGTTAATGATTATAATGACATCGCGTTGGAGCCTAGTGACAGCGAGCATCGCAAGGAAATAGTCGTCACCGAGCTTTCCGCTGAACACCAAGCCGACGAGCGAGTAGGACTGGAACCTCACGAAGAATGGAATGAAGTAAAAAGACAAATGGTCGAACGCATTGGAGCGAACCAAGCCGACGAGCGAGTAGAAGTGATAACCAGAGGACCAGACAGAGTTCCAAGGTGGAAAAAGAAATAATGAACTGGGAAATTTGGCTATCACTCTACCTCGCTTACAGCATTCTATTTGTCGTTTCGATGAGAAAGGGATTTTGAACCCCAAAATGTTACTGTTGATCCTTTTATTGGCCTTTACGCTGGTTCCTTCGACAACTTTCGGTGAGGCACTGCTTGAATGGGCAACCTTCCTCGGGTTTTGTTGGTGTGTTGCACAGAACCCACCCAAGGATGGGAGTAAACCTAAACAACAATCGGAATGAAATCGAGGCTAATTTGGCTGTTCTGGTTTTCGGTGTTTCTAATTACGCTCCCGCTGTGCTGGATAACCTTTGTCTCGGACCTAAATGCTTATGCCTTTGAACGAACATAATCTCAAGGGCCGTGTGGAGGTATTGCGAGCAATGACTGAAGCCAAAGGCGACGCCTTACCTAAATAAAAATATGGGCCGACAAATCTACGATCCGGTCACCGTGGCAACCGCAGCCGTTGAATATCAAGACCTAAAGCCCGGCAGCGGCCACCGCGTTACGTTGGCATCGGTGGCTAGGCACCACAGAATCAGTGTGGATTCGCTCTTCAATTTCCGCCGTTCGGGAAGCCCTAACAAGTTTGTGCCTAAAGGCAACACGCCATGAATAAGCTAAATCTTGATCTGGATGATGCCTTTGAAAATTTCATGCGGCAGGTTCATGGCGGTAAAGTAGCTGAGACTTCTGTGCAATGGAATGAATGCCGCCGAGTGTTTTTCTGTGGGGTTGAGCAGATGTTTTCATTTTCAATGCAACTAACCGCACTTCCCGACGACGAAGCAGAAGCAGGACTTGCGAATATCCAGCAACAACTGAGGGATTTCGCGCAGCGGCTAAAGGAGGACAAAGCGTAAATGGATACACGAACAGGAATGATACTACCGGAAGATCACGTTCCCACAGGGCAACGACAGCACTTTGTAAAGGTTGAACGCGACTTGACGGCGAAGGAACGATGCGAGGCGCAGATTCGCCTTTACGCTCCATGTGGTTGCGGAAGCGAAAAGAAATTCAAGTTCTGCTGCTACAAACCAAAATGAGCGACTCTGACTCCTTGTGTGCGGGTGATAAGAAAGTGTTCTATTTCGGCTGCATGAATGTGCCTGGACACTATCTCTACGGGCAGGATGGTCATTCGGTTCCGCATTATCGCGCCAGCGCAATTCTTCCATTTAGATACGAAATACTCGACGGCGGATTGCTACCTCAAAATGGCCAGCAGGTTCAATCGGAGAAGCATCTGGCAATCATTAACGGTTGGACAATCGTAAGCATGTGGGATCGCACTGGTGACTCACGCGCAGGCTCTAATTCATCCTTCATCGCGGAGGGCATCCGAACACGCGAAGAAGTGCTGGACATAGCCAAACTGGTGTTTCCGAACATCGTGAATCGAATCTTCTACATAACGGGTAAAGACGTAAACGTTGGTAACTAAGCAAATGGAGGTAACTAGCGCCGTGACAACTAACCAAAACTGTGCGGGTGATAGGCTCAAAGCCGAAGCCAAAGAATACTTTGCTAAATGGGCAATGGGCCAATGTCCCTCAAGCACTCACGGAACCCGTCATCACCAAAGATGGATTGGATTCTGGGCTGGCGTTGAATGGATGATGCAGCGGAACCGCCGCGTCCCCGAGCAGCAGCCCAACGCAGAGAAGATGCGAGAGGCGTTGGAGAAACTTGACGAATTAGCTACTAAATCCATCAAATACCCGACATCCGGCAAGGCTCTGTGGTCATGGGACGTCCGGGACATCGCTCGTGCCGCTCTCTCTGATTAGGAGAAGAAATGATCTGCCGCTCTTTCGATCACTTGTGACCGAGCCCGACCCGATACCGCCACTGGTTAGTCAGGCTCGCGCTCATAACTGGCGAGCTGGTCAGTTCGATTTTAAGAAAGCGCTGCGACCCGGTATAACGTATCTCAACTGCGCGTTCGTTGAGCGCGATGACGGGCTCTGGTTAATCACGCGCCAGAGTGAGGACCGAGTTGGTATGCCTTTCGGGTTTAATTCGCTGTGGGCATTCAAAATCAGTGAAGACGATCTCCAGCCGCTTTTCGGTAAGCACATGATATTTCAGGGCGCGCGGGACATGGAACAATTCGAAGATGGTCGTCCGATGTTTTTCAACGGGCAGACCTGGATTTCGTGCTGCAATTTTATCTGGTTTCCGGACGGAAGCTGGACCGGTGCGCATCAGACGATTGGGGTATTTGATTCGGACTGGAACTGTATGTGGCGCCATAACCCTGAGATTGGCGGGAACGAAGAATCGGTTGAGACCAAAGTCACCGGGCCAAAGCACGAAAAGAATTGGGTGTTTTGGATACATAACGGCCGGCTACATTTGCTTTATAGCCAGGAACCGTGGCTGGTGATCGAGTTTGGGAACAAGTGGTTTGAGCGGACGAATCACCGGGGGAACCGCTACGGGGTTAAGTACGACTATGGTCTTATCCGCGGTGGCACGCCGCCGATTTTGCATGATGGATTTTACTGGACGTTCTTTCATTCCTCCTTGCCGTGGGAGGGACGGTTACGCCGTTACTTTATGGGCGCGATCGGGTTCAAACCCGAGCCGCCGTTTACCCCGGTTCGTTACACCGTTAAACCGCTTTTGATTGGAAGCCGGAATGATACCTGGGCGCCGAACAAACCACTCGTGGTGTTTCCTTGTGGCGCGGTGTTGCGCGGCGATAAGTGGTTAATCAGCTATGGGATTAACGATCTGACCTGTGGTTGGGTTGAGATACCGCACTTCGATCTTTATCAGCGGACCGTGCCGGTCCCGAATTATTGTCGTGAACTCATGCTGTATCCGGACTGGTTCAAACCGGCGATGTCTTCAAATAATGGAGAAAAAACCAACACGGACTTAACGCAGCGTCGCCGTGAACATGCAGCCAAGATTCGACAAATTCTGGCTGAGAAACGCGCTCGCGGTGAGGTCACAATTAAACGGCGTCGGAAACGGAAAAGGATTGCACGCAGGAGGGTTAGGGCGTAGAAGGCGAAGCGGTGCCTACACGCGGCGAAACGAAAGCCCTTCTCGGCCGATACGTTGGGGCAAACAATAATCCCAACGACCGGATCGATCTTGTCCGCGAGCGCTACATCAGAGCTGGCAATTACAAGGGACTGAAAGAAACCGTTCGGTTCGTGGTGTATCCGGACGCGCAAGGTCGCGGAATGATAACCCTGCCGCGGCGATATTCCGGCATTATCGGCCTAACTATTGACGGGTTCTGCGGCGGATTGGCTCTACCTGTTCGTAATCCGTGGTATGATTTTGCTCCCGGTGGAGCTAATCGGTTAGACGGATCAACCTTTGGTCGTGGAGCGATACCAATCGAAGGACGGTTCACTACTTTTGCCGACTGGAATGTGCCACTCATGCTGCGGATTAAAGTCGAACAGCCCGAGAACCCAGGCACAATCATCTTTCGCGGGACACTAAACGGCCAGAAACTTTATTCCCTCAATTCCTCGGCGATGTGGATTGAAGGGGTTGCCCTCGATTTTTCAAACACCACTGCTACAACCGCGCAGGTGTTTGATGCGCCGCCGTATTCGGTCGTTAAACCAGTGACGCAAGGGCGAATTTTTCTCTACACCGTTGACGCGGACGGGCTCGAGACATTGGTAGCTATCTACGAACCGACCGAGACGTTACCGAAATGGCGCCGATACAAGGTGCCCGTCTTACCGTCGTTCGTAACCTCACCCCAGGCGCCGGTCCAAGTCCCGCCGAGCGGAACCGGCGGCGTCTTCTATACTAAGAGCGAGATCGACGCGATGTTTGGCGATGCCGGTGTACTCACGGTAAACACCGATGGCACTGACGATTTGTCAGCGGCTCTACCATACGCGCTTCGAACGATTCAGTTAATCGCTCAAGCCGGGGTCGGACCGTACACGCACAATTTCACGCTGAACCGGTTCCCGCCAAAAGTCGGAGCGATTTACCGGATACGTTTACAGGTCGATCAATCGTCTAACCAAATCCTTGTGTTCTACGATCAGAACGTTGGTGGGACGCTACTTTACCAGGTCAACGGGGATTCGAGTAACCAATATTTCGTGACGTTAGTCTTCGAGTTTGACGGGAACTCCTGGCACTACAGCGGAACTGAACCATGAGTACGCCTCCGTTCAATACGTTTACCTGCATCTGCAAAATCGCTTACTTTCCGTTAGCCGATGACAACGATGAAGTGACCCCCGGCAATTTGGGTGCGATTCGGCTTGGGCTCGAAGCGCTACAAAAAGAGGACGCGGGGGATCTACTTCGGGCCGGTCAACTGTGGGATGAAGGCAGAAGATTATTAGCCGAAGAATCGGAAGACGATGTCGGCGCGGCGTCGGAAGGAAAAGTCCAGGTCGAAGACGATTTCGAACTTGGGTGTTTAGGTGGCGAAGGTGGCTGGGGTTATGGCGGATACGGCTATGAATGGTGACGACGTTAGGAAACGATCCATGTCGCTAGCGGTCTTTCGGCAGATTGCTACCGGCTCGCCAACCGGCACCGATTTTGAAGCGACCTTTCGCCATAACGCTCCGTATAGTCCCAGCGGTACGAATTGGGCGAACACATTCCGGCAAACTACTGCGCCCGCAGCGGCACAGCCTAACTTGTCGGGTGGAACAAAACCGACAAACCAGCCTTACACGTTGGAACTGAGTCCATTTTCAAACCCGCCGAGAGTGACACCGGTCACTCCGAAACCTACGTTGACGCAGTTAGCTGATACATTCGAAGCGCCCAATGCGATTGGAACGCCCTCCGCGGCAAGCGATACGTCTCTCACCACTTCTTTGGCGCCACACCCGTTGGCGACTCAGTACGGATTTATGAGCGACGGCGGCGAAGATGACGAAGAGGAATAAATGCCTCCCCCGAATTTAGCCGTCGAACAATCAGACGATCTTAATCGCGCGATTGCGACAGCGGTTGCCAATCGGCCGCAGGGAGCCGCGCAACCTGCCCGAACAGTTCAGCCAACTGGCGCCGTTAGTGCCGCGCCAGCGACCGAACAATTTGCGGTTCCTCAACAGACCAGCGACCAACTGCGTTCAGGTCTAGACACAAGAGCACTGATTTCCAGCGCGGTCAGCCGCAGACAAATGATCGAAAGCGGCGTCGATCCGGATGCGCCAGCGTTGTATCCGAGTCGTCAGAGACAACGTGGCGGTGGTCCGAGCCGATGGGAACAACTGCAACAGGAGCACCGAGAGTTAGGGTCCGACATCGAACATTATTCGTTGCTGGAAGCGCGACAGAATCACGAAAGTTATATTCAGAATCGAAACGCAGCCGCGGCACAGCAATTCTCAGGCATGGTTAACGAAATGGAACAGCTTACATCGCCAATCGGTTCAAAAGAGCACGCCAAAGATGTGCTGGCGATTGCGGCGAAATATCCGGTGGGAGCGATGAGCACGGCTGGCCGGGAATTACTGCAACGACATTCGACGATGCACGATTCGACGGCCGAATTACTCGATCAGATTCACCAAGCGTATCCGGAGCTGAAACTGAAACCTTCGCATATCGGGCCGGGAGGCGTGTCGTGGACGGTGGACAAGCCTACTGACGAGCCCGCTGGAGCCGACAAACGTCGTTATTCACGGTTACAAGCCTCGATTGAGCAGCACAAAACTCAAGCCGCAGCCGAAGCGCAGACTAACCGCAAAGCCGGACAAGAGAACGTCCCTTACAGCCAATCAGCGGAATGGGCTGGCGACCAAGCTGAACTCAAAGCGTTGGAGCAACAGTATCCGTCACTACGTCCGGCGCCGCCGGCGGGCAAAGAAGCTGCGCCAACAGCTACTCCACCATCCTCGGATAAAGAAGTTACACGGATGACGAAGGATAACCGAAAAGCGGTATTCGATTCGGAAACGAAGAAGTTTTTGCGGTATGCCGAATGAGCCGACCTGGGAGACCACAACCGAAGAAGCCCCAACGTGGGACGCGACTACCGGGCCTGAGAGCCAGTCACGCAGGAGCACTTACGATCCAAACAAACTGCCGCCAGTTGGCGTAGCTGGGGTCGATATTACTCCGCCGCCGTCACCGGAAGTGATGGATCAACCGATTGTTTCGGTGCCGAAAATTGGAGAGATAGGTGGACAAAAGTCCGCACTTGCCCAAGTGGGAGCTGGCATTGTCAACACAGCCGCCAGAGCCGCAGAGGGGCTCGAGAGCGGAACCAATATCGCGCTTGCGCCAATCTTGGCGATGCCGGGTGTCGGTCGTGTTGCGGGCGCCGCGTTCGGTGTTCAACAATTCGCGGATGTTTCCGACGCGATCAAGGAAGCTCGTGCGCCGGGGAGAACGATTCAGCAACGGACTGAGTCGGTCGGCCGCGGTCTAACCGATATTTTATTTGGGATTCTCGGCGCTCGTTTTGCTGGCAAGGGCGTCGGAGAAGCAGCAAAACCAGGCGCCGCGGCTAAACCGGAAGTGGCAGCACCGGAAACTGAAACGCCAACCACAGATGCAGTAACAAAGGAGGTGACAAACGATGCCGTCCAGCCAAGTGATGCACAAATACAAACAGGGCAAGCTCCACTCGGGGAGCAAGCACGGCCAGCAGGTGAAGTCCCACGAACAAGCGGTGGCGATAATGTTGAGCGAAAAACGTCAGGAGCAGAAGCAGGGAGGCCATTACCACCGGAACGCGAGGCACCCACACAACAGCCGGTAGCACCGCCCCCTGCTCAGGTACAGGAGGTTCCTGCTTCAGAAATTGGTCGGTTAAGAGATTTACTCGGCGATCAGGTGCAAGGGCAAGCTGGCGGAATTCATGTGGTAATACGCAATAAGGAGGGAACACAAGTTAGGGCTATTTTCGTGGACAAGGATTTACCGACTAACGAGAAAGCTTCAATCGTTGAGCATGAACAAAGACACGCCCGGCTAGATCAGGATTCCTCGGCCCAGCGAAATGCTCAAGCAATCGTTGATGCGGTAAACGAAGATCCCGCACGCGATCCGTATCTCCACGAATTTATTCAGGCCGTACGCAAAGCTGGCTATCCCGAAGATGAGATAGCAAAGGAACTAGTCGCTGAAGGTATCTTGTCATTTGAACACCTGAGTTCTGATCTACGGGACATTCAGGCTGGAAAAGGAAACGCTGGTAGGCGCCACCTAGAAAATGTAGGAAGAAAGCGTGCCCAAGAAGAAATGGCGCATCCAGAACGCTTCATCGGTAACGTATTCGAACAGACAATTCCGCAATGGGCGCGCGACGAAATGGGTAGACGCGGTCTCTCACCAGGGCGCACATTCAACGATGTAGATCTTGGAAATCCGAGCGTCCAAGAAGCGATAAGGCTTGATCCAACTCTAACAAACGAACAAAAATCCAGCCTACTGAGGATAGGCTCGCTGCCAGTTCCGGCCGTTCCGCAAGCCAAAGGGCAGGAACCGAAACCCGAACCGGCACCGGCCGTAACCCAGTTTGAAAATGTTCCAACGGTTGAACTACCGATTGACCAAATCAAGCTGAGTAAGGATGTGCCTAACTTCAAAGAAGGCGCTTCGGCTGAGACCGGCGTTGTCCCGCAGGAACAGTTAGCCGGTAAATACACTCGCCTTGGCACTGGCGCTATCACAGTTTGGGAACGCGCCAACGGCGATAAAGAGATTATCAGCGGGCGGCACCGGCTGGATTTAGCCAAGCGGAGCGGGGAAAAGACGATACCAACACAGGTAGTTCGGGAAGCGGACGGCTTTACCCGCGCCCAGGCGATAACGTTTGACGCCGAAGCCAATATTCGGGATGGTCAAGGGTCGGTTTCCGACTATGCCAACTACTTCCGCAACTCGGACATCACGCCCGAAGAAGCATCCGGCCGAGGGCTTCTTGCGCGAGACAAGGGCAGGAAGGGCTTCGCAATCGGCCGCAATGCCTCGGATGATCTCTACGCCCTCTATCGAGGCGGTAAGATTAATGAAACCCGAGCCGCCGCAATAGCGGAAGCCGCACCGGGCCAGCCTGAGCTTCAGGGCGTCGGGATTCGAGCTGCGAACGAAGGCGCGTCTCCCGCCGAGATTGCCGGCCGAATCGAAGCGGCCTCAAATGCTGCGCGAAGTGAAGCGCCCGCCAAACAAGGCGACTTTTTCGCTGACACGTCACAGGACGAGATTTGGAAAAAACAGGGGCAGTACGTCTCTCAACAGCGCCGCGCTTTACAAGACGTAATCACGACTCGCCGCGCGATTGTAAACCGATATGAAGCAGCAACAGCAACGGGCTCAATCAAAGCGGAACGGAGCCGAGCGGAAACGGAATTGGCCGATGCTCAAGCCCAACTCCAACGGTGGCAAAATTGGGCGACCGATCCGGATCTCCGCACGCAGGTTGAAACTCTAGGCGCCGAAACCAAGGCGCCGGCTGCGGCAGAGCCACCCACACCACCCGAGCCAGCGGCAGCGGAGCCACAGTTACGCGCGGGTGAAGCGGGCACTGGCGATCTGTTCCAAGGCGGCGACCAGCCGTTCAATCTGGCCGGCGAAACTGGCGTCGATTACGGCGCACAACAAAAAGCCGCCGAAGCTGCCGCGGCCGAGCGTGCCAAAACTGCCGCGGATCATCCGACACTGAATTTTGGTGAACCAGAAAACCAGCCCGAAGCGGTTGAAAACGGTGTTGCACCCGAGAAAACAGTAACGATCGGATCAACCGAACCGCGGGCAAATGAGATCAGTCCACAAGCGTTAGGCGTCACTCATCCGATGCCGGGATTCATCAAGGAAATTGCAGATTACTTCGTCAATTTCACGCCCTCGCAAATTGCGAATAGTCTGCGAAGTTCAATCAAAGCCGCGCTTGGCGAGACCTTCGCCAAAACCACAATCGCCGATCGTGAATCGGGCGAACTTGGGGCGCGTTGGGTTTCAGCGCGAATCGCCGCGCCTCATTTGGCCGATTCGTTTGTAACGCAAGTGCTTGAGGGAACGAATGTCGATAAGATCAAATTCGGTGCTGCGCTGACCGAAGATAATTTGCGTTCCGTTCGGGCAGCGGCGGAAACACCAGAAGCCGCACAAGCTGTTACTTCGATTATCGGCGCTAAAAATTCTCCATTTAAAACCGAAGCTGAATATCAAGCGTTTCTGAATGATCCAGGGACAGCAAAAGCGATTGAACGGCATCGCGCGTTATGGTCGGAAGTGATTGACCCGATGTTTCGAAAAGCGCAGCTGCTTGATCCAGACGTGGAACTGGCCTCCCGAGGCGAATCAAGCGGGGCGCGAATCAATTTGTTCAACGATGCTGAAGGCCGTGGTGGCTCCATTGTTAGCGGAACCGCTACCGGCAACCTGACGGCGACGTTTCGGAGAAAATCGCCGTTTGCGATCAGAGCTAAAGGGACCGGGCAAAACTACAACATCAATTACTCAGACATCATGGCGAACACCTTTGGGCGCCAACTCGAGATTGCTGCCAAAAATGCATTCGAGCAAAGATTAGTGGATACGGGTAACGCCGTGATAGCAAAAGTCGGAGAGAAGCCGACGCTTCCAGATGGTGAAGACACGGTCGGATTTCCGCTTAAAAGAAAAAGCTCCGCAATCTTTACCAACGCCGAGGGCCAACCGCAAACCGTCCCGATCAATCAAAATATCTATGTCCGAAAGTCCATGGCTGGCGAATACCGACGCGGCGCCGATGTCGATTTGATAAAGGTGCCTGGCGCGGTGAAAGCGTTTACCAACGCTGCAAACCGAGCCGCGCTTGCCGGTCTAACTGATGCCAGTGTTCACGTTCTTAATCTGAATACGGCGCTGCTGACGCGGCCATCAGTGACCGGCAGTCTCGTTGTCGATTCGCTGCTCTCTGCAACTGGCCGGGCCGATGTGCCCGTTATGCTCGCCAAAGTGCTCATCAAAGCGACCAAGGATAATCGGGCGCAAATGGCCGAGCTCGCCGAGATCGGGGCGTTACGTGGCGACAGACCAACAGCCAATCCACTCGGGAACGTAATCAAGTGGTACGATAAAACTACCCGGCTAATGCTCGATGACGCGTATCAGAGCATGAGGAAAAGCGGGTTGGTCGAAGACAGCGAAACTGCGCGTCGAGAATTTATCAATCAGGTCGGTCAATATAATAAGAGAGCGCAAGGCGATCTTAGGCGCCTCGCTCGAGATACTGGTCTTGGTCCATTCGTTACCGCCGGCACAACCTTCAACACTCTCGGGCTACGCACACTGATTCTCGATCCTGGGGTGAAAGCCGCGTCTCCGATGGCTGCGGCCGCGATGCGCGCGAACGTTCTTTCAAAGTGGGTCGGCGCGGCCGTGTTTATCGGAACCGCGAATTATCTACTTACTCACAACAAAGGCGGGGGAGTTATGGGTCGTCCCGGCGTACCGATTGGACGATTGGATAGCGGGCTCAATGACGAAAACGGTCGGCCGCTGTCCGTGCCGGTATTCGACATATTGGGTCTCGGCCGAGCGTTGCGGGTAACAGGGGCGCGCGGATTTATCGAGTCACAGCGCAAAGGTTTAACTCTGGCCAACTCGTTTGATGCCGCGGCTCGAGACGCGTTCAACACCAACATCAGTCCGTTCACCGGGCCACCGTTACGATTTCTCAGCGTGGGAGCGACCGGTTATCAGCCGGCGGTCTCCGTTGGGCGCGAGTCGCGCGTGGTCCCGCCAGGCCAAAGTCAGTGGCAAGAGAATATGAAACAAGCGGTGCTCGACGCCAATCCTCTACTTCGATCCTTGCAGCTCTCCCGAACTTCGGGTGAAGGCGTCCGATCAGCCGTTCGCCAACAGATTCCGAGATTGTCGCTGCAACCGAGTCAATCGGCTGAATTTATGTCCAAGTATCCCGAAATCGTTCGCAAAGCGCAGGCGCGCGATTATGTGAACGACGTGATTGGACGGGCCAGGAAACTTAATCCACAGGACAAAGCTGCATTTGTTAAAGACGCACTTTCAAAACTGGCACCGGAAGACCGCGACAACGCGATTCGAACGATGAAATATTCGCGGATTTTGGACAAAAACGATCCGGCATTTCGGGAGTCTGGCACACCCAAAGGCAGGACCGGCCGCAGCCTGTTGCGTCGTAACCGAACTGGTCGATGAAACTTTTGCTTCTCTTAGTCCGACTATTTTGGAGTTGGGAATTTGCAGTTCTACCTAACGGATCACCAATACTGTGAACATCATTATCAAAGTCATTCCTGAATCTGAACAGCGGCCGGAAGTAAACGGCGCTGATTGGTTTTTTGATGAGAATGCAGATTTACAGGTACGGGTATCGCCGATGAGCGATTGGAGGTATGAAACACTACTTGCCATTCACGAAGCGGTTGAAGCGATCATGTGTAAGCATAACGGCGTCACCGTCGAAGCGGTTGATGCCTTCGATCAGGAGTACGATAAAACTCACACGTTCGACGTGAATGCCGGGGATGAACCGAATGCGCCATACATGCGCGAACATTGCCTTGCAACAGCCATCGAGCGAATCTTGTGCGCCGAACTCGACGTAAATTGGGCTGAGTATGATCGTGAATTGGCTGAATCGTATCCAGGGCCGTCGAAGAAAATGATTCCGGTCAATTATCCCGGTGTATGAAGGACGCCAAAGAAGTCGTAGCCTGCGTGATCGACTACGGCTACTTTATCTCGTTAGCCGACAAGCTCTCTGAAACTTTCGACACGGTTTACTATTATAGCCCGTTCGAGCACGAGTATCTGAATCTGAACGATTGTGTTGTTGGTGACGGTCTGGATCGAGTCGAACGGATGGACGAGTTTTTCGCGCCTGAGATATTTGACACGATTGACCTGTTCATATTTCCGGACATAGGGTTTGCACCACTACAGCAGCATTTACGCTCGTTAGGTAAAGCGGTTTGGGGATCGTTTGAAACCACCGAACTGGAAATGGTTCGAACCAAGTTTTTGGAAGTAATGAAAGAACTGGGATTGCCATTAGCCAAGCATACGATCGCGGAAGGTATAACAGAACTGGCTGACCATCTTCGGAAGGTCGATGACAAGTGGATCAAGATAGATCGTTACCGCGGGGTCATGGAAACATGGCATCACCGGGATTGGCAGCACAGCGAACGTGAACTGGAGCGATTGGCTCTCACTCTAGGGGCAGCTAAAGAGTACGTGACCTTTGTCATTCAAGACCCAATTCCAACTGACATTGAGTTAGGATACGACGGGTGGTGCGTTGACGGCGAGTTTCCGTTTTCTTCTTTTCAGGGATACGAAAATAAGAATGAACTTTACATCGGCGCCCTAAAGAAATATTCGGACATTCCCAAAGAAATCCAGATGGTTAACGAGGCGTTCGATCCGATTTTAACCAAAGCCGGCTACCGGAACTTTCTAGCAACTGAAGTTAGGATAAAAGATAAGGAGCCATACTTTATTGACCCGACGTTTCGAATGCCTGGACAGACTGGCGAACAACTGTTGGAGACATGCTCCAATCTTGCTGACGTGGTTTGGCACGGCGCCAACGGGCAAGTATTAGAGCCGAAGTTCAAATACAAGTTTTCGGTGAGTGCCACGCTGCATTACGACGCTTTGCCGGCCGATCAGTGGCGAGTACTCAATGTTCCCGAGAAAGTTAGGCAATGGGTGAAACTGATGTACTACTGCCAGATTAATGACGTGTTCCATATCATCCCGAGTTTGAAGGACGAAGTCGGAGTGGTGCTTGGGGTTGGTAACACGATTCAAGAGACATTCGCTCATCTAAAAAAGAACTTGGACATTCTCTCGGTGGAACCAATTTCCTGTCAGTTAGATGGATTTTTTGATTTGCTTGATTCAATTCGCGCGGCCGAAAAGCGCGGGATGAAATTCAGTGACCAACGTACTCCGACCGATCAGGAAATACTGAAGTTAATGTAATGCCTACGCCGAGACCCCTATTGCCCCCGCCAGGCACGCCGGTTCGATCTACCTACGCGACCGATGGCGCGCCGGCCGAATACATCGAGCGGGTTGATTCTTCCTCCACCGAATATCAGAAATATCCGCGCGGTACACTCTATTCGACGCTGCCCAACGCTGACCAACGGATCATTGACGCGTATCCGGACCTGTTCCTGTTACGGGAAACTAACGAGCCGACTCAGTATCCATTCACGTTCAGAGTTTGGTCAACGCAACCGCGTCTTGTTACCCAAAAGATAGGCCAGGAAAATCTGACGCCCGCGAAGTATCGCCGGTTAGTCCGTAACATCGAGACAAACGAACTGGTCAGCGCTGACTACCAATTCCCAGTTAACCTGAGTGGCGACCAAACCGAAGTCGAGCTGCAACAACAAACGATCGAAGAAGCCCGGCTAAAGACGATCGAGGAAATCATCAACGTTGGCGGTGACGCGCTTCTCGGTGGTGAAGTCGGCGAGTACGGCCAACTGGCAATTTATGAGAGTGTGGTGCCGGAAGGTACGCCGGTTGACGAAGGTTTCTTTGTTGTCCGTTCGACGGTCACGCCGTTTGGGAACGGGAAAGCAGTCAAGATCACGGCCAAATACGCCCAGTTTTATCAGGTCGCTACGATCAAGATCACGAGCGGCGGATCAGGCTACACGACGCCTCCTACGGTAACGATAACGGGTGGGGGCGGGACCGGAGCAACGGCGGTAGCGGTTGTCGAGGGCGATCAGGTTAGCCGGGTCGATGTGACTAATCCAGGGAGCAATTACACTTCGATCCCAACAGTGGCGTTCTCGTCTGGTGCGGCGACCGCCGTAGCGATAATGACAATCGCGCGGTTACTCGGGCAGGATTACGACGAAGTTCTCGATGTTGGTATCCCGTATTTCCAAGCGGATGTCGCGGCTGGCACAACGGGCCTTAACCGTAGCGATGTTAGACCGATTGATTATCTCCGGAGCCGGATCAAGTCGATCGACATTACTGCGGCCAAGACCGTGCTGGACAATTATCTGCTATCGTTTCCGAGCACGACCAATATTGATGCGCCAGATATTCTTAATGACATCCTAATCGGGTTCGAGGACTCGGTCGGCGCAGGTTCTTCTACCGATGAAATAACTACCTACGGCTGGAGCGGCAACCATTCGTTCACATTCCCCTCCAGAGCGACCGCGCAAGGCAGTTCAGGTCTGACTGGCGACGTTATCCCAATGATAACCCCGTTCTACGGGATCAAGCGGCATGTGACCAATTACCTATTTTTCATGCCCGCACCGGTAACATCGGACCAGATCGTGGCGAGACTCGAAGCGTTGACTGGACTAACTGTTACCGATTGGTCCGATTTCCATCCTACGAACATTACAGTCACACTCATTTCGACCAAACTATCCGCACGCGTTGAAGCAGGATTCACGACTCATCACAGCGTGAGCGATTCGGGAAACGCAGATGTCGAGAGCACAAGCACCGGTACATCGAAGGAAGTGACAGTGGTAATTAAAACCGTTCGCATCCCGCCTACAGTTCACGGCGATGTTATCCCGAAGAAACTGGAGGACAACACCTCTCTGTTTAGCGGAAGCCACATTGACGGTATGGATTTAACTTACGACTCGGCCGGCGCAACAGTGGAAGCTCACGCGGCCGGCGCCGGTCCGCATGCTGATGCCTCGGTAAACATAGTCGGCACGATGCGGGTGATAGCCCGAGGTTTATCCGCTACCAGTGGCCCAACGAGCCTGCCGGATACAGGACTTTTAATCGTTAACACCAACGCTGCTCCCTACAAATATGGATACGTCAGAATCCACGCCGAAGTCATCGACGCTAGTACGCTTTGAGGAAGAATTGGACCGGGACATGATGCAGTGGTTCGATGAACTGCAACGGAACAAGAAGCCGATCCAAGAACACAAAATCCAAGTTGAAATTCAAACGTTCAAAGTAAAACCCGATGGAAATTCAGGTCGAGGAAATTGAGATACCGGCAGTACCGTTTGAAGGGTTTGAACTGCCTTTCTTTGTTCCTCGGGTGATCGAGGGCACTGGAACCGGATCGGGCGATTTTGAGGGTGATTACACTGGTGGCGACGAGGAACTAGTAAATGTAAACATAAGTCTTCCATCGGACATAACGATTGTGTGGATGGAGCTTAACGGAACTCCAACTTTAGCAAACACTAATCTACAGGTAGGGCCAATGGGGGCGACATCAACATTCGTGGATTTTTACCACCTTGACGGGATGGGTTCACCAGTGGATGAAGGAACGGAAATCGCGCAAACTTCTTCCGTAGTCAGGCACTTGTGTCATCAATTCGTCCCCGCAGGTGGGTTCATTTTGCTTAACATAGGAGACTGGGAAGATCCGGCCCTTGATATAGGAACCTCTCACTACAAAATCCACTACACCACCGGGGCATCGGACACTACCGAATACGATCTACTGTATCTACGTGAACCAACGTTTGGTCCGTTCTTCTCTTGAATAAACAACGATCGCAACGTAGCCTCGCTTTTTAATGGCCGCAGATGTAAAACCCGTAACCTACTTCGGTGCAGGCTATGCAGCCGATGGCACGAATCATCTTGTTAAACTCAACAACCATGACGCGGGTAGCAATAAGCTGCTCAAACACCTAACGGATGCTCAGTCTGATCCGACAACCGGCGACAGTAGACAGATCCTCCTAGCTCTGTTTGAAATGGCTTATGAAGCCTATATCGCGCAGGTCAACGCCAACAATCGGCCGAAACAGATGAGCCTTCAGCGAAACGTATCGACCGATGCCAGCGGCAATTTCACGATCCAAATTTCCGGTACGTTCACCTTTGTCGAGGACGGAACCTGGACCATGACGGCGGAAATTTGATCCGTGCTGTGGATCAAAGACACCTCGACTGTTCCGCCTAGCGATTGGGTCTATCACGTCGAGGCCACTAACTACGATGTTCGGGTAAAGAATTACGCGATCCTCTACCCCGAAATCGTTAAGCATTGTCGGTCGAACAATGTTCCTGTTCCGAGCCAAGAGGATGTGATTCGCCAACTGTGCGAGCGGCTGTATATTCCGTGCGTGGAGGGCACTCAACCACTGGTCAATACTTGGACGCAGAGACTACCGCCTCCGGCGCCTAAAGGTTGTTGCGGACAGGGAATGGTTATACCCCGGCGTCAACCGTGACCGTTTTCCACTTTATCATTCTCTCCCTTGCCACGTATCGTCTCACCGTTCTTGTCGCAAGAGACCTTGGACCGTTTAACGTTTTCTGGAACCTGCGGCACACCGGCCGCCCCTTCGATCATTTCCTGTCTTGCCCGTTCTGCGTCTCGGTTTGGATCTCGGCTGGCGTAAACCTGGCCTACTATTTCTATTGTGTGAAAAGTCCCTTGGTCTTATTACTGGCCCTAATCTTTGCCATGTCAGCGATCACAATCTTCTGTCATAGGGCCTTCACCGTGGATCACGCTCCAACTCCTCCGCACTAAATAGATATGTCAGCCGGCGAAATTCCACGCGGCATAATTCAGGGACCAAAGGGAAAACCGGAACTGCCAGAGGAACGCTTCGCGGACGCCGAAGAAGTCCGTCAACTGTGCCGGAACATGATCTGGTACGACCGCGATTTTCGGGCTCCAGCGCGAGCACGCATTGACGGTCTGTTTGCGGGCAACCCGACCTTCTCCCTTCAAAAGCTGAAACAAAAAGGGTTCGGCTGGTTGCCTAGGGTAAACTATCGGGAGGGCGAAGCGGATTTAGCGGCTCTCCAAACGCCGTTGTACGACTTGGTCAGCGAAGTCGATCATCAGATAGAAGTCACTCTAGACATTGATAACGTTACCCAAACCGAACTGGACGCGTACGAAAACGCGATTCAACAACATTTTACCTGGCTCAATTTCACCCGTAGCCGAACCGATTTTAATTTCAACATGCTCGTTAGTCAGAGGGAAATGTTGCTGCACGGTCTCGGCTACAATGTCCGGCTAAACGATAATTGGATGGGCCGTGTTCCGATCTCCGGCCGGATCTTGTTTCCCGAAACTTGCCCGCTCAATTTCAAGCGGGACGGCAAATACTTTTTGCTGCGCGAGTTTGTTCCCGGCGAAGATGTTTACGGCTATATCCGGAACGAGAAAGCCGCTCGCGCCGACGGCTGGCTACCGGACAACCTTTGGCAAGCCTTGGTTCTCTCTACTAAACCGGATCGTTACCCGCAAAATACCGATCTACAGGAGATTCAGCGTAACATGCGCCGAGGCGACATCGGGTGGAGTAGCAGCACCCAGGCGGGTCTATGGCTCAATCACCTTATCACGGCCGAATACGAAGGCGGGTTCTCTCATTATATAGTGGAAGAAAATGTCTCGGTGAACGCGGAAAAAGACGCCAAAGGTTATCTCTACCGCAACCGCTACAAATTCGACTCGTGGCCGTTAACCATCTACAACTTCGACATCGGCGACGGCGGTTTTATCCATTCCGTTCGCGGTTTGGGGATGCGCTCGAAGGATTTCTACGAACTGTCCAATCGCCTGAAAAACGCGATGGCGGCACAGGTATTAATTGGCGCCTTTCCGATGGTGAAACTGAACGGGCAAACCGTCGATCAAGACAAATTACGGCTGTGGCGTATGGGCGCGCTCTCTCTTATCCCGCAGGGAGTGGAGCCGACCATGATCCAATTTCCGCCGCTTGCCCAAGGACCGTTGGCGCTGGACAAATCGTTGCGCGAAACGCTCGAGCGAAACAGTAAATCGTCCACACCGACTACACCCGAAGCGAAGGACCGAGAAACCGCTTACTCATTTTCGATGCGCGCCCAGGATGCGGCTCGAATCAGTAACGGGATGCAAAGCCTCTATGAAAGCAATCTGCAACAGGATTACGACATGCAGTTGCGAATGGTGGTTAAGACACCGAAAGGGCCGCGTGATTATCAAAAGATGGCCCAAGAATTTCGTGACCGATGCGAGAAAACGCCGCGGCTAGATAAAAAGGTGTGGGCCGACATCTGGCGCCGGCCGGGAGCGATTGCTGAAGTGCGCGAGAATACCAGTACCGGCGCTGGTAGTGCGGCAACCCGGCTCAATGCGCTTCTGGCACTGATGCAATACATCTATCCCAATACGGATGAGGGCCGCAAAATCACGATTGAACGCGACCTGGTTTCAACGCTCATGGGCGGCTCCAAGGTCGATCGTTATGCTCGTAACCCGGCCGACATCGAGTTACCCGACAGTGACGATTCGTTGGCAGCGGTAGAAAGCGACGCGCTTGTTCTCGGTGGCGATGCGGTAGTGTCATCGAAACAAAACCACGTCAAACATTCTAAGGCGCATCTTGGAAAAGCGTTGGAGATCGTCCAAGCGGTTCAGAACGGTGAAATGCCTCCGGAACAAGCCTTAGCCGCTATCCGTAAACTCGGGCAGCACACGGCGGATCACCTACAGCAGATCCAAAATAATCCGATGCGGAAAGCTGAATTTGACGAGCTCTATCAAGAGTGGCAAGCACTCGGAAAAATCTCGAAAAAGCTCGAGAGCCAGATACAAGCGCAGAGTCGCCAGCAAGAGCGCGGCCAACAAATGTCGGAGCAATCACAGATTAAGGATAAGGTCGCGCAGTCCGACATCGCCCGAAAAGACCGGAAAGCTGATGCCGACATTGTTCGCCAATTCCGAAAAGACGCTGTTAAAAACCGGCTGGCTGACGCCTCGACCGCGGCGAAGATCTCAAGGCAAGGGACTAACGGCAATCGGCAACCTGCTTCTGCTGCTTGAGCGCAATCACCGATTTCCAGACCGAGCACGGCGAAGCGTGGCTTAAAATTGTTAAATCGCCCGCGTTCATGGCTGCGATGCAGCACTTGAACCAGGTGAAGATTAACGAAATTATTGGGCTCGAGCCCGAAGCCATCACCAACCATAGCCGCGAAATACTGAGTGAACTACAAGGGCATCTTCGGCACGAAAACGATTTGATTAGCCTAGCGACGGCAAAGGAACTTGATTTTGAAAGTTTACCTGATGAAACCTATCCCGATCCTAACGAGGAACTAGCACCACCACCGAAGAAGCGTTCAACCACAAAACGAAAGAAGTAGTTTATGGCCGACTCAGCCGTTCAAGACCCGCCAGCACCACCACCGGCGACCACATCGTTCGCAGACAAATTCAACGCTGCTATGGAGCAGAACAAGACCACTGAGCCCGTAAAGGCAAAGGGTGAGGACAAAACCAAGCAGCCAGAGCCGAAAAAGAAAGGTGCGCTTGATGTAGCTATTGAAGGCAAAAAGCCCGAGACCGCAACCACCACTACGGTACCGGACAACGACGCTGATGCCTTTCTGAAAGATCACCCCGAAGACGCCAAAAACGTTAACTGGTCGCGGGCGCGAAAACTGATCGAGACGCAAAAAACTCTCATTGGAGAATTGACCAAGAGCAAAACCGACACGGAAAGTCGGTTAGGCGAATACAAGGATTACGGCGACATTAAAACCAAGGCGGAACGAGCCGCGGCGATTGAAGCGGAAAACAAGGAACTGCGCGAAGCTATCACCGCAATCAACGTCGAATACGAGCCCGGCTTTCGCTCGAAATATGTCGAGGGCCGACAAAAACTTCTCGATAAAGCGGTTGCCCGAGTGAAGGAATACGGCGGGAACGTCGATCTCTTTAATGACGCCCTGGCCCAAACCGGCAAAACCCGAACGGCAACGCTCAAAGAAGCGCTCACCGACGTAGACGAACTGGACCGGCCACGGATCATTTCCGTGCTCGACCAGGTGCAAGCCTTGGACGACGAACGAGCCGATTTACAGAAAGACCCTCAAAAAGCCTGGGAAACACTGCAAGCCCGGCAATCCGAACAGAATCGGACCAACGCTGAGAAAGAAGCTCGCCGCAAAGAAGACGCGTTTGAACGGATCGTGATGGCGATTGCCGACGATAACCCGACACTTCGGACTGTCGATGACACGACCGAAGGCGCCGCGGACTGGAATCAGCCAATTAAAGAGGCGCTAACCAAGGGCAAAGCGTTGTTCCTCGGTAACGGCGAAATTGAGACCAAAGATTTAATCCTGGCCTCGATTTACCGTTACGATTATCCGCGGATCTCAAAAATGTTGCTGGACACCTATTCCGAACTCCAGACCGCCAAACAACGATTAGCTGAAATTGACGCAGCCCAACCCGATTTCAGAGGCGGTAAAGGGCCAGCTGCTACGGCTGCTACTGCAAATCAACCGGAAAAGAAACGCTCTGAGGTTTATCAGGACGCGCTCCGAAACATCGAGCAAGGTGTCGCCAACGAATAATTCCCATTGACACCGTAGCGGTTTGGTCCCATAAGAGCATCGCTGCGACATATTTTACCGAAAGGTAAGCCGGACATCAGCAATTCGGTTACGGGCGTTAAAAGTGGGTTCGCCACCGCCGGACGAGCAAACCAGCACGACATCGTTGTGCGCTTCGCTTGCCGTCTGGAAAATAAAAAGCGCCAATTAAAAACCGAACAAGAAAGAAAACTTTATGGCAGATACATGCCCCGAACTCGCTGCATTCCGTATCGCGGTGGAATCGCTCGAGGATAATGTTCTACGCAGTCCGCAATTCGCTCGCGCCAATTATTTCCGAAACATGTTCCCGATGGGCGAGTTTGTCCGAAATCAGGGAACGACACGGTCCAACTTCACGATCAAAGCTTCCGCGCCGTCGGATGACCAGTCCAAGTGGGCTCCGGTCTCAATCAATCCGAACGCGAGTGGCCTAACCATTCCCGGTTGTAACCCAGTGTACGAAGACATCGGAGTAGGTTTCTTCGAGCGCACCTGGAGCCCGCAACGGCGCGACTTCCGCGGGCCGATCGTGTGTAAGGAACACTTCCAGTTCCAGCACAGCATCGCGCAATTCATCGACGGTTATGTGGCCGCGATGAGACAATGGCTCGCGTTGACCTGGGAATTTGGTCTGCGCGGTAACACAATGGCGCTTGGCGACTGGTTCGTTGACGGGGTCAAATACGTCGGTCCCAATGCAGCCGCGTCCGCTCCTCGGGCGTACCAGGGTTTGACCCAGGACATCTTGGACGACGTTGCCCAGGACCGAATCAATATCGGTGTCCAGGTGGGTGAAGAAAACGGCGATTACGTAGTCAACGGGAACGCCGGCCCGATTTACCCACTCTTTATTAATATGCGGGAAAGCGGCAACATTCTCCGCGCTAACCATGACATCCGAGACGATGCCCGGTCTGCCTCGATGGGATGGGACGGCGAAGGAAACTTCTCGCTCTGGAAAGCCCTTGGCTCGACTCGGACAATCGGCAACTTCCGGCACGTTTCCACCAACGTCGAACCCAGGTTTAATTATACGGCTTCGGGCTACCAAACCGTGCCACCGTATAAGGACATTACGGTTGTCGGAACCGACCAGGAAATTATCACCGACGCCTACAAGAACGCGCCGTTCCGCGCAGCGATCATGGCCGTGCCGTCGGGATTCGCGATTGAAGCGGTGCGGCCACAGACAGCTGGCCTCAACTTCAAACCGCAGGATTACAACGGCGATCTTGAGTTTATCACGGGCGGCTACCGGATCTGTGATCCACCGATTCACGATCCGCGGGAAGAAAAAGGGCGGCACTACGCGTCAATCCAGTACGCCGCGGCGCCGAAGTACCCGCACTCCATGGCTGTCATTATTTCAAAAATTTGCCCTGTCGATAGGCAAACGGTGTTCTGCAGTTGATCTGGTCGTTAGACTGATACAGAGAGGTGTATGTGGTTGGTCCGGCGTTATGAGACTAACTATCTTCGTAACGCCGGACTTTCTCTTTTTATGAAACGATTACTTTGTTTGTTCATCATCGCCCTAACGTGTTCCTTTGCCGCGGCTGATCAGTTCGGCCAGCGACAGGTCAGCGTTCATCCCCTTACTGGCACCGGCACGATTAAGCATGGGTGTCGCTACGTGTTGTTCGATCTCGTCGGATTCAGCGGTTCAATCGGGAACGTAACGTTTTCGAGCATAACCAAATTGCTCCCAATTCCGGCGCAGAGTCAGGACACACTCGGCGACATTCCTTACACCGTGACTGGTGGAACATTAAACGTCATTGAGGAACGGTGAAAATATGGCGCACATGGGCGTTCCTGCTGCTGACGGCTGGCTTGCTCTATTCTGATCCGCCGCCTTTTCCACCGGCCAAACCGCTCACCTATTCTCCCGACGGGACGGTTCTCCCGACTTCGGTTAACGGGCAACCGTTAAAACTCCCGCAAGGCACCGAAGTTTTCTACTTAGGTAGCTATGTACCCATCAATCCGATTGGTGGAGGTGGCGGCGATGTTGCCAGCGAACAATTAAACTCGAGCCCAAACGCGACCGTAAACTGGAACGGCGGTAAAAAGTTCCTTCGTCAGACAGTCGCGCTCACTCAAAGCGTTCCTGGCCATCTTCCACCGGCCAACAGTTTTGTTGCTGGCACAATCATTACTTACACCGATCCGGTTACGGCCGACACGCTGACCTACAGTGTAGCTTGGACGCCACAGGGCGCGGACACTCTCAACGGCGGGACCACTCCCTACAGCTTCTTTTTTGGCGGGGGCACGGTACAACTCGAAACCGACGGCGTAAGCGCGTGGACATCGTTACCGCGTCACCTGTCGATAAATCAGATTCAGGACACAGGAAATCCACTAATCAAAGTCGCTTTCGATGTGAGTCTGATGCCGACTGGAGTAAGTATAATTCCCGTTACGCCCAATTCCCCATTAGGCGTGTTCGATGATCCTGGCCACGATTTCGTATCTATATTTAAGACCGCCGACAAATTTTATCGGGTAGCGATCGGTACCGGCCTCAATATCACCGGTGCCTCCCCGAACTATACGTTAAACGCGACCGCCTCAGCACCAGCCAGCATCGCTTCGTTCATGGGCACGAGCACGGTTCGTGGCATGAACAATGATGTCTATATCGCGATCCGGACCGACGGGAAACCCGGCACCGGAACGGCTGAAGATCCGTTCGACGGAAGTACAGCAGTTAAGTTCGATGCAATCATGGATGGGGTTGCAGCCGGTACTCGCGTCATTCTTCAAAAGAACACGATTTTTCTGACTAACGGTGTGAAATGGCCGGATAACTCCAAGGGATGGACGGTTAAAGATTCAGAATATATCCAGGGTAATGGCGCTACCCTGAAACTAGCCACCTACCCAAATTCATGGGACGGCGTAACTGCCAACCAAAAAACGGCCGTAGTGGGAAACAGATATTTCGAAGCCCCGGTTAACGACGTCGTAATTGAGAATATCACGATCGATTGTAACTGGGGGACGATCGGTCAAGCCGGAACCATCCAATCGCCTTGGACTAATAAAGCAGCGATGGCCGCATTCATCTATGGATCGAACTGGCATTACATTCGTTGCACGCACATAAATTCCTATGGCGACATAACTAGCGGCACCGAATGCTTCGCGTTAGGCGGTCAGGTTCCCGACCAGACTCATAATCCAGGCGCAGTTTGCGACACGCCATGGATTCAGGATTGCGTGGGACTCAATCCTCATGGTGGATACGTCGATGGGTTTTTTATCTTCGGAGTTGATAACACGCACCTCGCTACGAATGGACGAATGACGGGATGTCGGACAGTCGGTGACTTTCATCCGGGTTGTTATCACTGGGCCTATGTTAAGGATCTAGAGATCGCGAACAACCTGTCCAATGGGGGTGGCGGGTGCTATACCGATACCGGAATGACGGATGGAGTCCGGGTAATCGGAAACAACCTTTACTGTAACGAACTTGGAATAGGGATGGTTCAGGTTGACGGAGTCCCCCAGAGACGGATATGGATTGAGAATAACCGAATTCGTTATGCTTCAAACACGGTTTACGAGGGAATAGCCATTAACGCTACAGCAGGGCAGGGCGATGATGTGATGATAAGTCACAATAAGATTGGACCTCGAACTGATGTTGAAATCCCCACTGGCGGTCAAGCTGCGATCGACATCGCAAACGGAATTACAAATGTCAAAATCATCCAGAACGAGATCAGTCGCTCTGCCGGATTCGAAATCTACGCAGGGACATCTCAGCCTAACGGTTACTTAGTCGCTCATAATATCAAGCCGAGCGGGGCACCGGTGAGCCTGGTTAACAATATCACCAATATTCCGATTGATCCGATGACGGGAGGCGGGGGCGTGGACAATCAGTTTAATCGCAATTCATCACTGACCGGAGCACTCCGGATTACTGGCACGTATCCCGGCGACATTGACCGGGTGATATTCTATTATTTTCCATCCAGCTACGTCATTCAAGCTGGCGACACGTTTCAGTATGAAGTTTTCAGCGAGGAAAGTAACGCGCGCTGGTATCCGAGCACTTGGATTAGGTTTACCGACGTAACGGATACCGGGGCGAGCGTTGACCAAAACGGCGTCGCTAACTATCAGGGAGATATTCCTAACTACGGACGAGGACGATGGTATTTTCGGAAAACAGATATGACGCCATATGTAGGTAAGACGATCCAGCGGGTTATCGTGGGTGCCAATAGTGGCGCAAGTGAGGTGTTAACCGAATACTGGCGCAACGTGCGGATCGTGGATGTAAACGGGAAAACAGCCGCCATGTTTTACGAGGATAACGGACCCATTCCTTCAGTGCATTACGTTACCTCAATCACCAATCCGTCTGCGGTGGCCGTCCCTCCTCCTCTTTATTCTTACGACGGCACCGCAGGCGCATCCGCAACCACTGGCGGCGCGACGTTCAAGAACGGTCTTTACACCAGCGGCTCTATTTCCGCTGGCAGCACAATCGCCACCGACCCGATCTGGGCTGCGCTTGGTGACACGGTCTACGGGACGGGCGCGAGCACAGGCGCGAAGCTTTCGGGTAACACAACCGCAACCCGTAAGTTTTTGCGTCAGACCGGCAATGGGAGTGTGTCAGCCGCGCCCGCCTGGGACACGTTGGTTGCAGGTGATATACCTGATCTTAGCGCGACCTACGAGGTAGTCGGCACCACTGCCGGGCTAATCTCCGACACGGCTTACAACGCAACCACATGGGACGGTGACACGACTCATGCGCCATCGAAAAACGCGGTTCGGGATAAGATTGAGTCTTTGGCGTTTGTCAATTCCGTCACGACCGTCAACGGTATCAGCGGCACAAACACGGCTGGCGCCCTGACTCTCTCGCTTGGGGCGATTACACCGACGAGTATAACAACTGACGGCGAGGCTTCGGCAGCAGCGCAAGCTACAGGCGGTGCAGGCACAGAGGGGAGTCCGTATACTTCATCCGATAACACTGGTGGGATTCAGACTGCGGTTAATAACCTAGCTGCGCTTCGAGGTGGTCTGGTCAATCTCGGAGCTTCACGTTTCAACGTGACAGCCGCCGACGGCGTTAGAGTCACAACTCCTGCGATCACGATAGCAGGTAAAGCCACTGCATTCAACGTTGACCCGAACGGAGTAGCTGAAGGCATCAACGGACCGAAGATCAAGTCTACAACTCACGGCATTCGTTTTGGGTTGGCGGCTAATAAGCTAGGCGGATTGGGTGCTCGTGACCTGTATCTTTATGGCCCGTCAAAAAGCACGACCAAAGACGGAATCACGGTAGATCAGAACGTTGACCAGATTCGATTTAGCAACCTCCAGATCACGAATTTTCAGTATGGTTTTGATTTCAGTGCTTCGCAAACCGATGCCGGATATATAACGGACAGTAGTGTGCTTGGGTGTGGGGAAGCGATACACGCGCCGGGCGACGTTTCTTACCTCAAGGTTGCGAATTGCGAGTTTAGCGACAATGACCGGATTGGGATAAATATTTCAGGTTCAAATTGGGTGCGGCTCATCAACTGCACGATCGTTCGCAACGCAGCCAACGCTGGACTTAGTAATTCTTCAAACGTCTATCTGGGCGCGAGTAACTCAGTAATTTCTGACTGTGTGATTAGAAACGCTGGTGCGTCGGAAACTGGCGGCGCAGCGAGCGTTGGTGATGGCATTATTCTACATGGCAATAATAACTTAGTCTCTGCGTGCCAGATTCTACTGAACGACAAAGGAGCCGGAATACGAATCCAGGGTAATAACAACACAATCGCTGCCGGAAACAATTTCGCCGGGAACGCGACCGATATTATCCTCGATTCAGGAGCTTCTGGAAACGTTATATATGCAGCCTCGACCGTCAGCATTACCGACAATAGCGGCAACTCCACAAACCAGATTATTCGTTCGGGATTTAATGCCAGCACAGTGCCAAACCTACAGTTATGGCTAAGGTCTGATACACTCGCCCTAACTGATGGTGCCGCAGTTGCGTCTTGGGCTGATTCAAGTGGGAACGGAAACACCGCCGCTCAGGCAACGGGCGGTAGCCAGCCAATATTTAAAACTGCCCAAGTCAATGGCAGTCCGGTAGTCCGGTTCAACGGATCGAGTCAATTTCTAGCAACATCGGGGAATCTTATCCAGGTTGGAACCGCAGATTTTGCGGTATTCCTTGCCGTAAAAGCCAGCGGGGACTCTGCTGCAAACCATACTGTAGTAGGAGATTTACAGTCCGGTAGCCCGTTTGGTGGCTTTGTCTTAAAAACTAATATCGCAAGTGCTGGTGGCCCGAGTGAAACGGCCACTAGAGATACAACTAGCGGAAGTGACACGATAGACGCAGCTTCCGTGACTGGGTGGCAAATTTTAGAAGCGGTTAGGGTAAACGGTGTTCTTAAACTTTATCGAACAGGAGTAAGCATCGGGACATCAGCTTCGACGCACACGATTAGCTCCGCAGCACCATTAGCAATCGGCAAAGACCGCACCGGCGGCAGTGAGTATTTCGACAGTGATCTAGCGGAGGTCTTGGTTTTCAATTCGACTATCACACCGCAACAGCGCAACACGGTCGAGCAATATTTGGCAACAAAATATGGATTGACCCTTCCTTCGATTGGTTCAACTCCGGTCATCGTATCGCGTGAACGCCTAATAGCACAGACTGGAGCGGTAACGGTTTCATCTTATCCGGTCGGTTCCTCGGATGGATCGTTTTATGTCTCTATGAACATGAACGTAACTGCAGCAATAGCTGTTTCGACAAGCATGAACTGTGGTTACACGGACGAGACGAATACTGGCCGCGTAATGATTCTCCCAGTTACCGGACTAGCTGGAACATACTTAGCCGGAGGTTTAGTGACAACGACCGGGCCATTTGAAAGTTCGGTTATGCACATTCGATGCAAGGCCGGAACTAATATCAATCTCACGATCGCGAGCGGAACCTTCACTTCAACCACGTTCAACGCTGAGGGTATTATTCAGCAGCTACAGTGATGATGCCCAACTCCTCGCACCCGAAAAGGCCCTGTGGAACCAAGTGTTTCGGTGACTTACATGAGCAATTCAAACGGAAATGGCCGGGCAAATTGAGAATATTTTGCCTAACCGTTTGTCTATCCTGGCTATTCGTTAGCCAGCTGTTTGGCGCGATTTATTATATTGACTCCGTAGGCGGCTCTGACGCGAACAACGGCACATCCCAGTCTACCCCCTGGGCGCACGCGCCTGGCATGTCTAACTGGACGGGCTCACACGTCCCAGTGAGCGGCGACGTGTTTGATTTTAAGGGTGGGTCGAGTTGGGTAATCAGTTCGACGTGGAATATTTCGTGGTCTAACACGACATGGAAATCGGACTGGGGAACAGGTAGAGCGGTGTTTGATGGACAATTCGCCGTCGCCAGTGGCTTGGTAAACATTAGCGTATCAAACGTTACTTTCGGAAGTGGTCTTGACGTTGGTAAAATGACGTTCCCGGCCAACCCGAATTTTGGCATTGGAGTTGTACGCGCTTCTGGCAACAGCCGAATTACTAACTGCATAATCCATGATTGGGCGTTTCAGTCGCAGTCTGACGCCCTCAATCAATCAGGAGGATGTGGCGGAACTTTTGCGACTTCTTTTGTCGATCACTGCGAATTTCATCAGTTGAACGCCGGGCAAATATCGGGGTCGGCAACCATAAATACGTTCAATAGTTCGTTTAACGACATTCACGATACCAATACCGCGTTTCAGGTGGGGTTTGTCTCAGGAGCAACCTTCAGATCCGATCACGATCACATCCATAACTGCCCTCGGTCGTGGAACCCTAGCGACCACGCGAATGCCTACTCGATCTCATGTCCGACCGCGATAATCTCTAACGCTTGGGTCCATGACCTATCGTATAACAACGGACCGGTTAACCTTCAGGCCGGAACGGGTAGGCATACCACTATCTATAATTCCCTATTCTACAGGACTGGCGGAACGCTGAGTGGAACAGCCCAAAACATTGTCTATCAACGGTCACAGTCCTCGAACACGATCGACATTTATAACTGCACTTTCGTAGCTCCTGCTTGTGAGCCCGCCATTACCAACAATCCGTCGATCATTAGAACGGTCCAAGACACTGGCACGACACAGTTTGGCATCCTGACGATTCGTAATTGCCATTTTATCACTAACGGTGGAGGGACTGTCTCATTCGATTCCGGAACAACCCCACTTCAATATTTTAACGACAACAACACCACGCAACCACTCGCTACCGCAAACGCGCAGGGTTACGTGCTTACCAATCTTTATCAGCCGAGTTCTGGCGGCGACACGATCAACCACGGTTCACAAACCTTCACTAACGGACCGGTCACAGACCTAACAACACTTTTCACTACCGACCGGCTTAGTGCTGCGCGCACGCCACCTTGGGACACTGGTGCCTACGAGTTTGGCGGAATAATCACACCTACCCCTACACCAACTCCAAGCGGCACCCCGACGCCAACACCCACCCCAACCCCGACGCCTACCCCGACGCCGAGCCCTGGGATTGTTCATACCTATGGCGCTGGTTCCGGTGGCAGCGGAAGCGAGTTTGTTCCTAACGGAGCGGTTCAGGGTTTCTTTGAGGTTTGGGGAGGTGGTGCTGGCGGAGGCTACAGTAACACCGGATCGGTTGGACGCGGAGGTGGCGGCGGCGCCTACACATTCAAAGCGCTTCCCTTAACGTTTGGCGACTGGGGAAAGAACGTTCCTTGGGTTAAAGGGACTGCCGTATCGGGTGTGACTGGTGGCGCGAGTGTTCCCGGCACTGATGGCAATGATACTCTGATTGACGCAAGTCTGCTTCACTGGGGCGCACAAGCCTCGGTATACGCACATGGCGGCGCCCACGGTTCGATTGCTACGAGTGGTGCGGGCGGCACTGGCGGAATTGGTAGCGGCGGCGATTTCTCACTTGCGGGTGTCTCGGGCGATACGACTGGGCAAGGTGGCGCTGGAGCAAACGGTGGAGCCGGTGGTGGACTTCCAGACACGGTTGGGAAAAACGGAACGAATCCCGGTGGCGGCGGCGGTGGCGGTTGGACAACTTCCGGCGCGGCGGGCGGTGGAGCGGCCGGACAGGTTCGTTACACATGGAACTTTGTAGCGATCCCGACACCAACCCCCCCTCGGTTTACGACCGTCACGCATCAAGGCGAACAATGGTATATCAACGGCGTTGAAACATTTAACACGAACCCGAAACTAGCGGGCCTATTGCCTAACGTCCGAACGGTTAACGCTACGTTCGAAGACGCCACTAACGCTTTTTCTCTTACTTACCCGTCGCCGAGTCCAGCGTATGATCCAATCCGGCAAACCAACGAGTTCTGTAACGCTTTGCACAGTTGGAAACTTAAAGGCGTGCTCGCCGTCACTCTTAATATGCAAGGCGGCAATCCGGTTAACGGAACTTCACTGGTCTGGAGTAATAGCGCGTACAACTCGGATAGCAGTCTTAAACCCAATTACATGACGCGGGTCCAGCAATGTATCGACAAACTGGATTCAGAAGGCATGGTTGCCATTCTCGGGTTGTTCTACGGACCACAAGCGACTTCGCTTACTTCAACTCAGATAACGAATGATCTGGTCTCAGCGGTGGATTGGGTAGTCGATCACGGTTACACCAACGTCATCATCGAAGTCGCTAACGAGATAAATCAGACGAATCCAGGTGGCTCACCGTGGTATCCCTCATTCATGTTGGAAGGCGGCAATCCCGGCATCGAATATTTTATGAACTTGGTCACAAGCGAATCGACCAGCCGCGGCCGGCGCCTCATGGTTACGGAAGATATGACTGGCGGCAATTATCCGTCGGACGCGATGATCGCCGCGGAAGACTTGATTGTTTTGCATGGCAACAATCAAACCGCGCAATGGATCGTACAAGCCGTTGGCGCGATGCGAGCGAAGAACACGAACAAGCCTATCGTGTTCAATGAAGACAGCGACGGTGGCCCGGCATCGAGTCTATATCCCGGTTCAACTATTCCTAACTATCTTGCGGCAAGAGACAATGGCGCGTCGTGGGGGTTTCATCCCAATTACCTGAACGATTACATAACTGGTTTCCAAGGTCCGCCGACAAATTGGGCCAACATCAATACCAGTTCGCCAACACCGACCAGCTCGCCTAAAGCTACCTGGTTCAACCAGCTCGCCGCTGACGTAGCCCTAACCCCGACACCCACGCCAACAATCGGTCCATTCGTCAATGGCAGCTTCGAATCTGATTACACCGGTTGGCAGACACATACCGGCAATCAGAACATCAACACTATCGCCAATTACCCGGTCACGGACGGCACTAAAGATGTCCAATTTAACGGTCAACAGCTTCCGGTAAACGGGGTTTTGTCCCAAACGTTTACGACTACGCCTACCCAGCCGCTAACCATGTGGTTCGATCTTGGCGTGTTCTCATTTAACGCCAGCAACCAAATGGGCTTGAACGTCAAAGTCGTTAGTAATAGTTCAACCCTGGTTAACCAAAATTTCACTAAGAACGGTGCGGGAAATGTCGGTGGCGTAACCGCTTGGAACACGAATCAATCGGTTAATTTCACGCCAGCCGGGGCCACTACAACGGTCACGTTCACGGATGTATCGACCGCCACGACTAACATTGATGTCTTTCTGGATAACGTCCGCATTGGCACTCCAACCCCTACGCCTACCCCAACTCCCACTCCCACACCTACCCCGACCCCCACACCGACTCCAACGCCTACACCGACGCCAACCCCGACCCCAACACCTACGCCCACGCCAACCCCGACTCCAACGCCGGCTGTAGTCACCTCGGCCGCTACCAACATTGGCGTAACTACTGCAACTCTTAACGGCGCAGTTAATCCCGAAGGCGCCGCTACAAATTATCTTTTCAATTACGGTCTAACTACGGGTTACGGATCGACCACGGCGACCAATAACGCCGGATCTGGAAATGCACCGCTGACTCAGAGTGTTGGTGTAACCGGGCTTTCACCAGCGACCGTCTATCACTACCAAATTTCAGCGACCAACGGAGGCGGAACAGCGTTAGGTGCCGATGTCAGTTTCACGACTTCGCCCACTCCCACGCCGACGCCAACGCCGACCGTGCCAGCGACGCCTACCCCGACGCCCACTCCGACCCCAGCAATCCTGAATATAACGACATCAACAATCAATTTCGGCACGGTTCTCGTTAACAGCACACCGGCTGACATAAATATGGTTGTCGCCAATACCGGATCAGTTTCAGGAAACCGCACACTGACAGCGTTGTCTGCTCCGTTTTCCTTGGTTAACGGTACCAACTACACGTTCAATGTCGGGAATACCAATGTGCCGATCCGGTTCCGGCCAACCTCGGCCAATAGCTATATGGCGACGGTAACGGTAGACAACAGTACCGCCGTAATTGAGGGCGTTGCGGTTACGCCTACGCCAACACCTACTCCAACACCCACGCCGACACCTACTCCGACACCCACGCCAACACCGACACCGACTCCCACGCCCACGCCGACCCCTACGCCAACTCCGACCCCGACGCCGACGCCGACGCCCACACCGACCCCCACGCCAACACCCCTTCCGGCGCTAACAATCGTTATTAACGAAGCCATCACGGTTGGACCGGTGCCGCTGCCAGTGACCTTTACCACTTCAGGTGTCGGGACTCCGACTACTTGGGCGTGGACTTTCGGCGATGGCGGGACTTCAACCTCGGCTTCGACTGTGAACCATAATTACACGAACCCCGGCACTTACCCCGTTACCCTGGCGGTGACTGACGCGAATGGCACACGCGCGACCGCCGCGGCGCAAGTGACTACGATGACCGCGCCATCGAAATCAATTATTATCGTGAAATGAAACTTCTACGCCTAATTAAACGAAAGCTGGACGACTGGTTCGGGGAAGGTCAGCCGTCAGTAAAAGAAGTAATTGGTTCTTCTATCGGAGCATTCATCGCGGTAGGAATATTCGCGGCCGCGCTATTTTTTGTTCAGCTAGTCTTCGGCGAAGATTACCCCAAACCCGACCCGGTCATGTATGTGAAGGAGCGTGACAACAACATGACTCTCTACGTGGCGATTATCGCTACCATCGTGTCTCCTTCAATCCTCGCGTTTTTCAACAATCGCGCCCGACGTAAAGAAAAACAGGCAGAATGGGAACGAGAGGACAAGGTTAAAAAGCAAGAGAGAGAGGAAAGGGCGGCAGCAGCCTCAGCAATAGCAACAGCGGCAGAGCTAGTGAAAAAGACCTTAGCGGCAAACGAACTAGCGACCAAGAACACGTTAGCCGGAATCGTTGATACCGGAAACAAGGTCCACATCCTAACCAATAACAATATGGAGATCAGCTTGACAAACACGGTCGAGTCACGAAGAGCGGGCTTGGTTTCTTTACAGCGGATAGCCAAATTAACAAAAGACCCAGTGGACTCAGAACTTGCTCGGTTAGGAGATGTGGCGCTGAAAGATGCAGAGAAAAAGCTTGAGGAGCACAGAAAGAAACAAGCCAAGGTGGATTCAATGCCCCACCCCCCTATAGTGGAATAGCTTGACAAAGATGAAAAGAGTCCGACACGCTCATTGGCCATGAAGCTCCTGATTCTACAGGGGGCACTTTTCACGATTATAGGTGCCCTTACCCCGGTAGTGACAACGTTAGGCAGCGACAGCCCGATAACTCAGCGCACGATCGTAGTTATAGTCGTGGGAGGCATCTTGTCCGGCTGTAATAGTCTCAAAAGTTTTTTGAGCACTACATACGGAGATTCGCAGGCTAATCCCCGGAATCAACATCCGCCAGAGCCGCCAAAGTGGCCATGACAGCTTGCGTTTATAGTATTCTGAATCTGCTTAACGGTCATCGTTATATCGGCAGCGCCAAAAACTTCAGGAAGCGAAAATGGGCACATACCTCCATGTTGAATTGCGGCACGCATCCGAATATCAAGCTTCAGCGCGCATGGAGAAAGTACGGCTCATCCGCATTTCGGTTCGTTGTCCTAAGTGTAATTCGGTGCATGGACAATCTCCTAGAATCGGAGCAGGCATGGCTGGACGGATACGATCCTGAATATAACATCGCCAAGTCCTCTACGGCGCCAATGCGAGGCAGATTGCATAGCGAAGACACGAAACTCCGAATAAGCCTGTTCTGGAGGGGTAAGACGCGTTCCAAAGAAACTCGCCGGAAAATGAGCGAGGCTAATCTAGGTAAGGTTTATTCGTCGGAAACACTCGCCCGAATGAGTGCTGCGCAAAAAGGCAAGAAACAATCGCCAGAGTTGATAGAGAAGAAGCGCCAAGGAAATTTGCGGTATTGGAAGGATCACAAACATTCTCGATTATCTCTAACCTGCAAAAATCCGAAGTGCGGAAAAGTGTTCGAACGCCTGCCTTGTCAATTAACTCACCCTAACTCCGGTAGCTTCTGTTCTGTTTCGTGCCGAGGCCAAGTGATTGGCTGTCGGCCTTGGCAGAAAGTTCAAATAGAAAACTAATCCCTAATGCAATACAAATTCGGTCTAATCCCATACAAGCCTCGCCTAACCGATCTCCAGTTCGGCAAGTATAGAACTGCTGCGCCCCTGGCCCCTCATCCATTGCAATTCGGACACGAATCGTTAGTCGCCGATTGGGGAATGAACGGCAACGATCAATACGGTTGTTGTGCCCCAGCCGGTGCCGGACACCAGACCATGCTCAACACGGCGATTGGTGGACATCCCGCCATCGTTACAACCGAAAACACGCTGGCGGATTATGGGGCGATTACGGGTTTTTCGCCCGATGATCCAGCCAGCGATCAAGGAACCGACCCCCACGAGCTTTTCAAATACTGGCAGACCACCGGCATGGTGGACTCCGCTGGCAACAGACATAAAATCCTAGCCTATTTATTCTCCGATCCGACTAACTACGACCAATTCTTGGAAGCAATCTATCTGTTTGGTTCAGTTGGACTCGCGATTGCCGTTCCGCAGTCAGCGATGGATCAGTTTAATGCAGGACAACCCTGGCACGTTGTTCCAGGCTGGCATTGGCAGGGCCGACAGATAATTGGTTATCATTACGTGCCCGCAGTAGCAGACCGTGCTACCCCGGTCGTGATAACGTGGGGAAAAACGCAAGGTTTAACCGTCGATTTCTTCCGCAAATACGTCCAGATGGTCGCCGTTCCACTATCAACAGAAATACTCACGTCAGGAATCAGCCTTGAAGGTTTTAACATCAGTCAGCTACAATCAGACCTCAACGACCTACAACAACAGCCAGCATGAAAACAATTCTCACATCCTTAATCTGCCTAACGGCATCACTCGCACTAGCTGGACCTGTTCTCGAACAGGCCCCGGCGCCAACTCCAGCCGCCTACTTCAAAGCTGGCGAGTTTGATTTCAACCTTGGCGGTCTCGGATCATATACCCAGACCGATTACAAGAACGATCGCTACTTTGGCCTCGACCACGCATTCGGCGGAACGCTCAACGCTCTTTACTACCCCTGGCTCAACTTCGGTGGTGGCATTTCGTTCAGCGGTTACGACGCGCGCAATTCCAATTCAATCCAGACCGGGTTCCTTGGGCAGAAACTACCCGGTGCATTACTCGCAACCGGGACTAGCGGATTTGTCGGCGACGTTTTGGTTAGGTTAGTAGCACGGTACCCCATTGGTCAGATCGCGCCGTACGCCTTCCTCAGCGGCGGCGCGATCTTCAATGGCGGAAACTCAACCGTCACTACTCCGAGCGGCACGATTGGTAAAAAGGTAGAAGCCAACCTAATATCGCACGACGTAAAGATGCTTGGGGAAGCTGGAGCCGGGGTTGAATACCGGTTTACGCCTAACTTTGGAGCGTTCGCCGAGGGCGCGTTCGATAAGATCGACCGGCCGCAATCCAATTTCTGGTCAATCCGTAGCGGCTTAACCGTCGCGTTTTAAACTTCAATGTGGCCTTTCAACGACAAAAAGCAGCTAGACAGAATCGAACAAAACACCAAACAAATTATGATAAACCAAGCACAATTCGACACCGACCTTGCCGGCTTCCTAACCGCATTCGGCAATCTCATCACCGCAGTTGACAACTACATATCGTCTCAGACGCCAGCGGACCTAACGGCTGAGGACAACCAGTTGCTCACCGCCGCGCAAACCGCCGCGACTGAGTTAAACAAGCTGAACCCGCCGGCACCGGTTCCAGTTCCTCCGACCCCGACACCTTAAAATCCGTGAGAGCGTTGGCCGCTCTGTTAATCCTGTCGATCGCAGGATGCGTTGACACGCGCACCCGCGTTTACGAGGGAGGCAGTCTGGTTTTGTCTACCGGAGCGGACATGCAGAGCGTCTCATTCCGTACTCCAGGCGGGACACAGCTAACCGGTGTCGGGGTTAATCATTCAACGCCGATTCTGGCCAATGGCACAGCCGTAGCGACAATTCTTGACGCGGCCGGTCGGCTCGCGGGCGTCGTTGGCGCCGCGGTAGTTGGCGGGATTTTGGCCGTGCCTCACCCGGCCGCGGCTGCGACATCCGCCGTTGTGCCAGCAGCCGCCAGCCACGTCAACGGCATGGTGAATCCGCCGTCGAAGGTCGTTCACCCATGATTGGGTTTCAGGGTGAAGTAACTCTGATCCCGTTAAGCAAGTGGGACATTCAGAGAAGGGGATTGCCCGTTCGGTTCTATGGAGAGTTCCAGTCAGATTTGGTATGTGAGTCTGCCTTTTGCGGCACCTTCACGATCCCAAAAGGATTTCTCAGTGACGGCGCAACAATCCCTAAGCTGTTCTGGAATTTACTGAGCGACACCGATCCAAATATCTTTTATCCGAGTCTGGCGCACGACTTCGGATATTCCACGCACGGGAACATCGGACCAAGAATAGTGACCAAGGACCAGGTCGATCAAATGTTGCGAGAACAGATGAAAGCAGTTGGCGCACCCGCTTGGCAATATGACCAGGTCTATTGGGCAGTTCACTGGTTCGGAGGGTTCGCCTCAACCGCACGGCTCGTTGGAATAAAGCAGGGCTGGAATGAAACCACTCACCCGGCCAAACTCCGTAACACCGAATACAACTTCAAACCGCAAGTGAGATCGCCTTGACTAAACTGGTGCTAATTCTGGCCGCACTATGCCTAACAAGTTGCCGATACTTCGATCCTGGCACCGAAATCGAGTTTGATTGGAAACACATTTGCTACCCAACTCCACACCCAACCCCTCACAAATGAAGACAAGTCCGTTTTGGATGGCCCACCGCGCTTTTGACGCCGAACTCGCCAAGGAACGAAAACGCCGAATGTGGATAGGTATTGCCCGGCTCCTATTTTTTGGAGCTGGCCTACTCGCTTTCTACCTGTTGCTTAAATCGTGACCAAGGCGCGGGCGACGAGTTTTTCGGGACTTTCTGACTTGCGCGCGTACATCAAGTGCCGCGATGCCGGCGGCAGTCCAGAGCACTGCCTTAGCGTCGGCGATAACGGTTTGGGCGCTTTTGGTCAAGTCATGGCCACGCTCAAAGTGGCGTATGTCGCGCTACCTCGGGGCGTGGCGGTTGAGGGTAAAATGGTAACAGTAACACTCAACGGCATGGGTCACGGCAACCCGTTTACCTGTATCGTCGGCGACATCGCACCAGCCGGCGTAGTGGATCTCAATCCTGGCGCCCTCATCGCTGCCGGACTTCCTAGTGACACGGAGCTTGATTGCCCGGCCCAATGGGACTGGGCATAAAATAGCCAAAAGATTTTTCTTGCGCTCAAGTTGCAACTTGGGTATGCATTGTCTTGATGTCAGCACCAAGACTTGAAAAAGAAGCGATCGTGGTTCGGGTAAAACGAACCGTCCGCAGGGATTTGGACAGATTGGCCCCCAAACAGAATGAACCAACTGGTAATTCTCTAGCTGCGAAAATCATCACCGATGCCGTCGCAAGGTTGGTGCGGAAGTTTCAACTCCGATGAGCCAAGAGACTAAATCTACTTTTGATGAATGGGCGTTGGTCGAGCTATTCGGCCATGCGCGTATCGTCGGCAAAGTCACCGAGGCCACAATCTCAGGCGGGGCGTTCATTCGTGTCGATGTTCCAGATAAAGACGGCAACACCGTTTTCACAAGGTTCTTCGGACCTGGAGCGATTTATTCGATGTCTCCAATCGACCGAGACACGGCGATTGCGCTAGCGCAACGGCAAAGTGCCGAGCCGGTGAAACAATACGAACTACCTGCGCCACGATTGGCAACACCAGACCCCGATGAACAGGTATTCACCGGCCATCCAGATGAAGAGCAGGACGACGACGGAGTATTTTGAAAATCAACACACCAAAAACCACAAAATGAATACTGAAAACGCAATTACTGTACCTACTGACGAAAAATCCACTGTGGAAATCGTGCCGTTTGGCACCGATGAACGAATCCGGCTCAGTATAAAAATGGTTCGCGATTTAATCGCGCAACCGACCAGATCGGGAAAACTGCCGGATGACAGGCAGTGCATTAAATTCATCATGCTGTGTAAAGCGCGGCATCTAAATCCGTACGAAGGCGATTCGTTTTTGCTTGGGTACGACACTCAGAGCGGGCCGCAATTCTCCCTGATTACGGCCCATCAAGTTTTCTTGAAGCGCGCGGAAGCCAGTCAGGGGTTTAACGGAATGCAGTCCGGCGTCATTATTAAGACCGAAGATGGCCAAGTCACCGAGCGCGAAGGCGACATCGTTTTCGAAGGCGAGAAATTACTTGGTGGTTGGGCGAAGGTTTTTCGCAAGGATCGGGAAATTCCGTTTTATCGGCGGCTGAAACTCGAAACGTTTTCTACCGGGCAATCCAGGTGGGCTAAGGATGGCGCCGGCATGATCGTAAAATGCGCGGAAGCGGATTCGCTCCGAAGCGCGTTCCCGACGCATTTAGGAGGACTCTATGTCGCTGAAGAAGCGCCACCGATTGATGTAACCGCCGCCCAGGTTCCGATACCGCGGCCACAGATCGGCAACGGCAAAGCGACAGCCGTAGTCGCCGAAGCTGAACCAGAGCCACAGCCCGAGAAACCTACAAAACGCCCGCGCCGGCCGCGAGAAACAGCGCCAGCTAAAGCAGAAACGCCAGCCGCGTCGCCCCCGCCACCGGAAACCAACGCGCAAAAAATCGCTGCCCGTCTTGAACTGACGGGGAAACATAAGGTCACGGACCTACTGAAACTGGCGAGGAAGATGGAGTGGGTTGACGAACCGACCTCGCCCGAGGGGTTAACGCTGGAAAATGTCGGTGAGGATAAACTGGCGATCTGGCTCGAGGATTGGACAACGGTCGTGGAACTGCTCGACGCGCAAAAATGACAGCAATAATGGGTTGGCTGCTTGTCGTCATTGGTGGATTGGTGCTGCTGTTAACGGGGGCATACAACCTTGCCGAATGCATTGCAGATCGGTACGACAAACCCGAGACGGTCCAAGTTGGTCAGTGCATCTTTATCTACCGTAACCACAACGACGCTCAGATCATGCGCGATGCGCTGGCCAAGCACCCCGACGCTGTAGTTCGGACAGAAATAACCAACACGCCAAACGTGTCGCCATGATGCGCCCAGTCACGTCGGCGTCGAATATTCACAGAAGATTTTTATGCGCGGGAAGTGAGCGCATGGAAGCGAACTGTCCCGATGATAATTCATCCGATGACGCCAAGATGGGCCAGTTATTACACGGCTACTACGCCAATCCAAAGCTCGATAGGTTGGTATTGAAACCCGCGCACCGGGATCTTCTAAAGATTGCGGACGACATCGACACATTCATTTTCCAACGTGTAGCCGAACAGTTTCAAATCGCGGATAACGAACCGTTCGAGGAGGGGCGTGAGGATAGAGAATTAGTTGCATTGGCCGGCACCGAGGTTGCAACTCCCGGTCACTGCGATCGTTGGCGGCTGTATCCCGAGAAAAAAATTCTTGTCATAATTGATCTGAAAACCGGGTTTAAGGAAGTCACTCCAGCCGCGGCCAATTACCAACTACGCACGTATTGTATTGGTGGGGCCGAAGAATGGGACGCCGAACAAATTGTCGTCGCTATTTCACAACCGCGGTTGTCATTCGATCGCCGTGTGACTATGGCCGCGTATTCGCGTCAGGATGTCTTTGACGCGTCGGCTGAACTGACTTCTATCCGAGCCGCATCAGCGCGCAAGGATGCGCCGCTTGTGGCCGGCGACGAACAATGCCGATGGTGCCGCGCCAAACTCGTATGTCCCGCTTATCAAGCCGCCATTAACGATGGGATGGCGCTGGTCCAAATCGAACCTGGGACACCGACTAAGCGAGAGGCTGATGCGCGGGAAATCGTCGCAAATTGCTCCGACGAACAACTGGACCGACTTTTGGTTGCGATTCAATTCGCTGGCTACGTGGCAGATCCAGCCAAAGACGAAGCGCGCAAACGTAAAACGGAAAACCCCGACCGTTTACCGGAATGGAAACTGGGTAAGGACAGCGCAATCCGTGAAATAGCGGATACGAAACGAGCGGTTAGCCTGTTATCGCTCCGTGGCGAACTCAGCAAGGATCAGATTTTTGATTGCGCCTCTCTGGCCATCGGTAAACTGGAAGAACTTTACCGGCAAAAAACCGGGTGTACTTGGAAAGAAGCCAGGGACGTGATTGAGAAAACGATCGGAGCAGTGATCGAACTCAAACCTAAACGAGGTAGCCTAACTAGAGTGAAATGACGCGAGCCCAACAGATAGCCATCGAGAATCACTGCCGACTGGCCGCGGAAACAATCCGACAACTGTTCGCTAACAAGATGTCGCGGGGATTGACTCGTATCCTAACGGTTAATACCGGTTATGAGTGAATCGAAGAAAACTTTGGCGGGCCGGTCTGGCACGTCTCGATTTGCGATCACCGGGGGATGACGACGCGATTGGAACGTCGGCTGATTGCCAACCAGCAGCTTGACGGGGTTGGTGACGCTTCGCTTGGCGAGTGGATCGAGGAAAACGGGCCTTTCGTCCATCTGCGCCGACGCCTCAACCGTGAAGAAGAAAAGATCACCGGCCCTGTGGTCGATATTCGCAGCGATTCGTCGGAAGTTAAGCGGCGACTACAGCCGATTAAACACTTGCTGCCGGTAGGGTATCGCGAATGAGCGCATCATTCGTCCTGGTCTGGCGAGTTGTTCCGCCCTCGGACGTGACGTTAATGGTACGGTCCGGCGCGAGTGTATTCGATGCGTACCACTCCAAATGGCGTAACGAGTGGTTTGCGCTTGTCCCAGGCGGCCTCGAGGAACGCGTTCCGGAACCACAATTTTGGTGGTGCGAAGATGAGTACGCCAAGACTCATCAACGCGATATTGCGCCGCCAATCGCCAAGCACAGCCCGCGGTTACGCCGCAGCAAAAAGCCGCAGCAAATGGCGCTCAATTTATGAAAAACGAAAATAAAAAGAATTTCTTCGGTCAGGACGGAATGAAGCCGATGCTGATTCTTCCGCCCAACGCCGTCAGTGCGGCTGACATCGAAAAACTCAACGACAACGGAATTTGCACCGTGGTCGCTAAGAACCCCCGCGCTCTCAAATTCGTTGACCCAATTCCGTCAATCATGCAGCGCACCAAGATTGAGGATACCGCGATCAAATTCTCCCGCAAAATCCTGAACCGTGGCACCGGGTATTTCCCTTATGATAGCTACGAAAGGGCATCAAAGTCGGATTTGTGCGTGTTATTCGTCAACTTGTTAGTCGATGGCACGCCGCTTGATCCAGATGGCACGATCGAAGAACAACAGCAGGCGGTTTTTGATGAGGCGAAGAGAGATGAACTGCGGCGGCTGGCTCGAGAAGAAGCCAGAGCCGAACGAGTCGCCAAAAAGAAAGAAGCTACTGGCCTGAAAAAATCGTTGACTCCTGTTCTTCCGACAGCGTAAACATTTTAGTTCCGTCCCGAAATGTTTGGCCTACGACTCTCCAATGCTGCATCTGACCACGCTTCCAGCCTCAGGGTTGTGAGCGGGCCAAACTGGTGCGGGTGCAGCACTGGAGGGTTGTTTGGGTGAGTCTTTCAGCCTCCGAAATCCGCGCGCAACTGCGTGCTAAAAAGGCCCCACCGCCGCCGGAACAGATTAGAGAAGCCGGGTTAGACAACGGATTAGAAAAACCGGTTAGAAAAGAGACCCCGCTTCTCGACCGGGCGCAGCGTAGCACTTCGAAACCCAAAAAGAGCGTATTCGAAGTCAAAAACATCGAGGCTGACCAAGTCGAAGTCGCTGTTCTGTCGGCCCTCTACACGCAGCCGGAAAAGAGCTTCGAGATATTCGCTCAGGAACACGGTCGCCGGGAATTTCTGGCCAACCCGATTTGTCGCGCCTTTTTCGATGAACTGACCTCCTACTACAAAGCCCATCACGGCATTGATCCAACGGCGTTTGTCCAGAATTTGCATGACACTGGGAAAGAACAAAACCTGGGCGGTTCGGCCTTTCTCGGTCAGGTTATCTCGTTTGTTGTGCCGCCAAGCGCGCTGCCGCTACACCTTGGGATTTTACGGGACAAATATATTGCGCGTGAAATGGTCCGGTCAGCCGCGGTGCTGGCTGGTCGCGTCTCGGCTGGTGGCGCCGAAGATATGTGGGCTGCGATCGAGGAGCATGAACAAAAAATCATCAAACTGCGCTCGTTCGCGGACACAACCGAAGGCGCGGAGAATTTCGGGTTTGATGATCTGACCAACTTCAATTCGCGGAGTGATCCGAACTGTCTGATTGGCCACAGGTGGGTGTCGCGCGGTACGACTACGATTTGGGCTGCTGCATCCGGCGCTGGCAAGAGTACTTTGGAAATGCAGCTCGCTCTGTATTGGGCCATTGGCGCGCCGTGCTTTGGCCTAAAACCCGTCCGGCCGCTGAAAAGCCTCATTGTCCAGGCTGAAAACGATCTAGGCGATACAGCCGAGCAATTCCAAGGGGTTCTCGCCGGCATCAAAGCCACTGGTGACGTGAATCTCAACGGCGAAGTTGAGAAGATGGTGAGCATAAACCGTGTTATCGGCGTGGCTGGAACCGAATTTTTGCGCGTCCTGACCGCCCTCATCAAAACCCATCGGCCAGACATAGTCTGGATTGATCCGTTCCACGCCTTTGCCGGGGTTAATTTACTCGATGCCAAGGAAGTCGGGTCGTTCCTCCGAGAAGGTCTGATACCAATCGCCATCGAATACGGCGTCGGAGTACAGGTCATTCATCACGCTGGGAAAAGCAGCCAGGATAGCAAAGCGAAATCCCATTGGGCCGAAATCGACTTTCAATACTTAGGATTCGGCTCGAGCGAGATTCAGAACGCGTTTCGCGCCGTAAACGTCCTTGTGCCAATCTCGGGCCACGAAGGTAATTGGCGCCTGATCTTCTCCAAGCGCGGCGAACGTGCCGGCGCCAAAGACACCGAGGGCCATCCGGCCAAAAGCATATACCTGTCACATTCGAAAACGGGCTGTTGCTGGCTCCAGGTCGATAAACCCGAAGACCCGGTTAAATCCAATGCTAGTGCGGCCACGCAATTCCAGGCGAAATTCAACGAAGACTCGGTTTTGGAGGAAATGAGCGCGATCGACGAACTGACCACAACTCAACTTTCCAAACACGTGATGGGCGAAACCGGTATGTCTCGGATCACATTTTTCCGGCTGTTCAAAGAACTGAAAAAAAACGGCCGCATCCGCATCCGAGACAAAGGTTGGGTCAAAACCCCGCGCGCTGAATTGCCCTAAAAATGAACCCAAAAACGGCAGTTGGTATCACGGGGTTTCAACGGCACAAGTATCAAGGCCCTGATACTGGGCAGTATCAAGGGGGATACTCTATAAGAGTATATTCCCCCCATGATACTTTACCGCCAGTATCAGATATCACGCGCCCATGAAACGATACCAAAAATAATATGAGCAAAAAACGAGAAACCAAAGCATACAAAGCCGTCGCCCGAATGCCGGCTGGCATGTCGCATAATCCGCACAACCGAAAATATCCGGACTTCGACCTTGCCGAATCGGAAGTAATCCAATGGATCATCAAACAGCCGCCGGTCCTCCAAATGCTGTACGACTATTACCGCTTGAACAAAGCCATCGTATTCGATCCGGAAACGAAAACATGGAGCGGCACCGACGGAGCTGGCGCCGAAAGCGATACGGGAGCGCCTGAGGCGCAGGAAACGACATTCCCATGAAGAGTGAGACTCGCCGATTATCGCGGGAAGAACTCGGCCGGATGTTCCCGCGGGCCAGTAAAACGTTTTTCCAAGCGAACGTTGACCCTGTCCTGCTGCCACCAGCTCCGCCAGTCAACGGCAAAGTCGAAGTCCAAGTCAAACCGCCGCGCGCTATGAACGGGACCGAGCGCAGTTTTGCTGACATACTCGAAGCCCGCTGGCGCAAAGGCGAAATCATCGCCTGGGTTTACGAAGGGCTGCGGCTCAAGTGGGGTGATTCAATGCACTACAAACCCGACTTTGTCGTGCTGGCAGAAGACAAACCCATTACGCTAATCGAAGTGAAAGGCGCCCACATCTGGCCGCGGGATCTCGTTCGGTTCAAAGGTTGCGCCGCGGAATGGAAACAGTGGTTTCACTTTCAAATATGGCAAAGGGTGAAGGGCGTATGGACGCAACTCCGGTAGTTATGCCGCATAAAGGCGAAACAGGACGGATGAGCGAAGCGCGGCGGCACGATCGAACTTGGCAACGCTACGAATCAGCCAGCGGTAAACGCGCGTTACTGGATACCTGGACGAAGCTGATGGGGTCGCCAGTGTTCGATTACGAGTATGTGCGGGATCTGGAGAAGCGCGTGGTTAAAGCCGAGGAACGGATTCGAAACGGGTTGTGAAAAGAAATATCCGGTGTCATTTCGTCCAGTGAATCAAAAAGCCCTCGAATGGAAGACCGTGATTCGCGGCGAACCATTGACGCATTTCGAGCCAATTCGCGAAGCCGTCGGCTCGAGCGACCTTCTTTGAATCGAGTCGCGGTCGAGCGGAAAGGTCCGGCCGGTAAATTCCATGAGCCGACACAATGACCGGAAAGACGAACTTCACCACGCGCTGGCAAATCTCGCGCTGTTTAGATCGATACGGCTTTCCCTTCCAAACCCGAAGCGACACTCGCTCTCCCGGTCGCGCGTTCGGCTTCCCGTCTTTCCGCTTAGGCCGAATCGTTGTGTCTTTTGTCTCGGCGGCGATTGTCGGTTCGAATCGCGACTGAAAGAGAATCACCCTCATGTAACTTTCATCGCTCCAAACCCCATCCGTAAAACCGATGCCTGAACTCTTGGCGCCGGTTAAGGATGTAACCGTAAACCCGGTTCTTACGCCACCAATCCAACTTGAAAGGGCGATCGTTAAGCCGGTAGAACCCGCTGACGGGATATTCCCGCAGCTTGTGGTCAACGTCGTGGATTGCCAAAAGAGTCTGGGCCGGTGGCGCTTTCGCCGCTGAGTTTATTTTAGGCATAAAGTGCGATCATAACGGCGGTTAGTAGGAGAGCCAAAATCTGCAAGACTTTAATCAGGCAGAGACGGCGATAGGTGATGTTTTTATGTGTGTTCACATTTCGCGGCGCCTCGTTCGCGAAGACGCCGCGCCTACGCGAACACGCTAAGACGTAGGAACGTCGTTTACATCCCAATGGCAAACCGGGCATACGAAACTCGAATAGCCTAACCAGCCGTCGTAATACACCAGTTCCCGGTCAGGATGCGATGGGCATCTAGCTTGCGGTTTCTGCTCCTCCTCCGGTTTAACCGGCTCGGGCATACTCAGCCCAAAGCCGATCTCGTTTAGGTCGCAGATGGTGTCATAAAGGAAATTCTCGCGCTCGTTGCGCGTGTGGGTTTCCTCCAGGTGATCGAAATCAATCACCTCGATGTCGGCGCGCTCCAAGTCGGTGTAAACCGATTGAACAACTCCGCCTTCAACGTGGATTCTGATCTTGGGCAGTGGTGGTGCGCTTACTGCCGGCGCCGTGGCCTTGTGTGTTGTTGTTGTTTGCGTATTCATATCAGCGCAGCCGCGGGCTTGAACCGTGGCCGCGCGGTATAATCACGACTCGTTAGCGAAAGCTGCGGTAACTAAGGATTGGAATTGTTTACGTTGTTTCGATTCCGCAGCGGCCCGTGCAGCGGCCCATGCAGCGGCCCATGCAGCGGCCCATGCAGCGGCCCGCGCAGCGGCCCATGCAGCGTCCCGCGCAGCGGCCCATGCAGCGTCCCGCGCAGCGGCCCATGCAGCGGCCCGCGCAGCGGCCCATGCAGCGTCCCATGCAGCGGCCCGCGCAGCGGCCCATGCAGCGTCCCATGCAGCGGCCCGCGCAGCGTCCCGTAATTCTTCCTTACCCGTTTCGAGGTATTCTTTAACTACTGCGGGAGCATCCCAAAGGTGGATAACCGATAGGGCGCACCAACGGGCGAAGTTACGCAGAACCGTTTCGGCGTTTATTGAGGCAATGATTTTGCGTTCGCGTCCAACCCACTTGTCGATTGGGTTGTCGTGGCTCACTAAATCGCCTCGAAGTACAACTTTATGCAGTAGGTTGCCAGGGGCGTATTTCAGGGCATCGAAGGGATGTTGCGAAGCATGGAGACCTGCCACGCACGGTTCAATCGCGCCATCGTGTTTCAACCATTCACCGACCAGCGGAATAGATTGACCATTTCGTAAAGTGTCACCTGTGAAGTGGAATCCTGTTATTTGTTTCATTGTGTCACCTCGCTTTCCTGTTCAACCGCGCGCCGTAACTCCTCTTTGCGCGCTTTGAATTGTTCCTTCACTTGTTCCAGCCGACGCCGACGTTCATCAGCCGCGCGTTGTATCGCGGCTTGAGCGCTTGGCGTCTGCCACCATTTCGAGAGTGCAATGGTGTCACTCATATTCCAAGCCTCCCTTGTCCGCTGCCCAGCCTTCCGCTACTCCCGCGAAGGTTGATCGAGGCGCCAGCCCGCCGTCCCGCGTCCCTCGCGCTTTCGTTGTAGGTCGTCCGATGCGAACCACCCGAACGCAGCCGCATATTCTTTTTCGTCCATTCGTCTACCTCGGCCGCGCGCTGAACCATTAACGCAGCCGATTTCTCAACGATCATCAGCGCATGCTGCCCGCCAGTCTGGAATGCCTCGCTTTTAACCGCGGCGATTGTTTCAGTTGCCGACTCGCGCAACCGCTTGGCGACCGACTCAACCGCGCCAAGTCTGAAATTGTTCCAGTAGGTGCGCCCGGCTCCTTTGCAATCGCGCGCAGCCAGCCGTTCAATCTCCCGCACTAACCAAGCGAACATGTACCGGACGGTCTGAACGTCCGACGCGCGCCCAATTAAGCAGATTCCGCCATTGCCGAGATAGACCCGGCACTGATTGGCCTTAGCGATACTGACTGACAACTGAGTTTTCCAACGGTCAACCTTAGTCGCGCGTTCCAGTGGATCGAAATCGAAATTGGCAATCGGTTCGTCACTGTGGACCTCGCTCCCGGCGCCATTAACCGCGTCAGCGGATAACTTGAACCTGTCCATGATTTCCTGCGCGCGACTCAGCGCAAGCGCCGCTTCGTGCGGATTAGAGGAAGTTGAGAGGCGAAGGAGTTTCGCCGCTTTTTGTAATGCTTCGGCATGATTCATTGCGCCACCTCCGCTTTCTCGCCGGTCTCAATTTCATGCGTCTGACCTATGTCAAACACCGTTCCCAGGATGAAACCAGTCTTCTCGTCCAGTTCACCCGTCTCCTTATCCTTCCGCCCAATCGGAACCCATATAATTGAACCGTGCTGGCCTTTGGTGACGCATCGCCCATGCTTCAACCATTGCCGGAACCCGCCCACAACCGACGCAACCGGGTTCTGCATAGCGATCATGATCTGATTCCGTAACGTCAAGCCGCGGCCGTCAATGGTCGTAATCCCAACCCGTGCCGCCCATGCCGCCAATTCCGTCTCACTCAGCGCTTTGATCTGTTGCGCATACTGCCCCGCCAGCGCTCGCCGGGCAGACCCGCGGGAAGTCTTTTCAGGCGCTTCCGTGCCGTTATCGTTTTCTTGTTGCGTGTTCATCAGACCGGCCGGCGGCGCCTCCAACGCTCCGGCCGGGTTTGTTAAACGCGCTATGCTCCAAAACAGGCATTCGACGCATCCGAGCCGCGCGCCTCATGCGGCCGGCGCGCGGGTTTGGGCTCAGCTCTGGCGATAGCTGCGCGCGCACATTCAATCTCGGGCTGCATAGGGCTGTAGGGATTGCCGAGCGGGTCGTTGGCGATCGCCAACAGCGCCTTGCATGACTCAAGTAACAAATTGCGCTGTTCGATCATGCCTGTGAGCTGGCGCACGTAGTCCTCGAGCTGCCCGCGAAGCTCATCGGCTCGCCGCGCGTTCATTAGCGCGCGCCGGCGCCAATCCTCAAGCTCACTCTGTAGCCGCTCTTCCCGAAGCAAGGCTTCGTGTAATTTGATGCTCGCATATTCCGCAGCGGTAACTTCTTTCCCCGCGGCCATTGCTTCCGGTTGCGTGTTCTTCTTCATGCCAGCAGTAGACAGCATGCAAGCAAGATACGCAACCAACTATTTGCGCCAAACGAAATAAACCCTATTCTGGCACGCTCTGTGCTACTTGCTTGCAAGATGCTTTCCGCTTCGCTTGCCACGCTTTACCAGCTTTCCGCGCGATCTCCGCCCGCCTCTCCGCCGTCAAACTCTCCGCTCGCGCTTTCCCGCCCTTCGCCGCAAATTGTTTCAACGTCATCCCACTCATAATTAGAAACAAGCTAGCAAGATCAACCGCAATCGTCAACGCTTGACTATCAGCCCGATTCAACGTAAGCCTTTACGCACGTCTTCCATGCCTCAAGATCAGATCGACTGGCCAGGTATCAGAGCCGCGGCCGTCGTTGCCGGTGTTCGTAGAGCTGCCCGCGAAGCTGCCGGCGATTTGCCTCCAACAGAAGTGCGGACATTCGTAAATCGTGTTATGCGACGTGCCAGCCGCGAACATTGGCTAGATAAAGCTAACAGCGCGAAAGATTTAACTCCCGCCGGTAAGCCGATGTCCGCACCAGTCCGCACTGGTGCCCGTTCCCTCGAAAATCTGCTACAGCGTGATAATCACGAAACAAAATTTGCGCTCTCGACCGCCGCTCGCAAGGGTGCGCAGACCTTAGCTAAGATGCCTGGCGGGAAGGTCTTAGACCGTAGCAAAGAGCTGAAAGACGTGACCTCGGCCGCGTCCCAGGTGCACGGATGGGACCAACGGTTTACCGGCGTGACGATTCAGCTCAACGTGTTGAATGTCGAACGCTAAGTGCCTCAGTATCAACGGCCGCCAATTCGGATTTGTTATGGTGGCTGTAGCTGAGAATGATACACGCTAACGATCTCGCGACCAGCTACTTGCGATAACATCAGACAATGGTCCATCATATAAAGTTGTTCCACATGGAACATGATCGAAGCATTCTTTCTCTCTCAGCGCTCGCGGCCGGCACCCCGGCAGACCCCCCAGGCGGCACCCACGATGATATAAGGTGCCGTCGTGAAATTTTCCCTCCAAAAAAAGGTGAGCAGCGTTGTGGACGGGGACACAATAAAGGTTGGACGACTTGAACCTACAAGTCGGAGCGTCAAGTATGACGAGTCATAAAACTACAGCGGGTTCAATTCCCGCCTGCTCACGCCCTCCAAAAAAAGAGTGGTTAGGGCGAGAAGGTGTGATAGTGTTACGGCCCAAGACTGGAGGTGATTCGTATCTCTTTACTGAATCTATTATACTGGGTTTTGCTGGTGTTAGGGTTGGTGATCCTATTTGTGCCGATGTCGATGTATGCAGGGCATCCGTATGTGCCTGGGCTGCTGTGGGTGGCACTCTTTGTGATAATCGGGTTGAAGAGTTTTCGGACGCCGTTGAGTTGAAACGACAATGCCCGCAAAAATAACGGATTTGAACCTAAAACACCGGAGCGACTGCCCGCTTCATTTGGCGCAGTTACAGAGACGACTTCGAGTTAAGCGAGGTGGAAGCGTTGCTGAATACCGGGTGCAATGTCCGAATTGCGGGATGTCCGTACCATTTCATCCCCCGCCACTTGGAACAGAACACCTTACTGGGAATCGCTGGCGAGACATTGAGATCAAAACATAGCGTCCTCGGATTCGAGGGCGTAAGAGTCTGAGTAGGAGTTTTCGTCGGAATCGAAATCGAGTTCGCGGGCAGCTTTTTCGAAGGATTGGGTAGCGGCTTGGGTGGTGGTGGTGACAATGGCGGCGTTGATTTGTTTTTCCTGGCGTAGGAGGTCGATACCAGCGGCGAGCGCGTCCATTTCGTTTGGGGAAGGGATACCGCGGGATTTCATGTCCTCCTTTTTTTCGACGGATATTTTTCGGCCTTTGAGGTCGTGGAGGCGTGAACAGAGTTGGGCGGCGGTTTTTTCGTCGAGCCCTCGGATCATGTCCGCTTCGATGAAGAGTTTGATGGAGAAACAGAGTTCGGTGATACGTCGATCATAACGCTCTTTGGCGGGGGTAGGATCTTGGTCGGAAGTAATGGAATCGGATGGAGCTCCGCCTTCTTCGCAGGTGTGGATAAGTTGGGAATATTCTCGTTTGAGGACAGCAGCAGCACCTCTTCCAGTACCGGTGGACGCGATAACGAATTCGTCTGGGGGAATGGATCTGGACTGATTGAGTTCCTGAACTTTACGCGCGATTTGGTATTCGGCTGGGTTATTCGGGTCATCAGCGTTGATGGGTATCTGAATAACTTCATCGAGCATTACTCGGAGTTTGAGGAGAGAATGATCGGTTTCCTCGAGGTTAAGAGAGAGGCCGCGTTTGAAGGTACGATAGATACATGGATCGCCGCCGAACCCTGGGTCGAGCATGGCGGAGGTGATAAACGATGAGTGCCACTTCACTTTGTCGCGGCAACGGAAGCGAGAGATCATGGCTTCGGAACAGATGGTGTTATCGGCGCCTTCAGGGGGTTCGAGGCCGCGGTACATGATCCAGATGATTGGGGCGTTGGGGGAACCGGCGTCACGCACGGCTGAATCGATGTCACATTGGCGGACGATCCCGGTCCACTTGTTATTGTCGCGGAGATTGGGGCTATCCCAGGCATCGAACCGGAGACATTTGACGCCAGTGGTGGATAGCCAGGATTTGTGGGAGACCGTGACGGGTTTACCTGGGCTTGGTTCCATGAGTTTACCGAGGGGATTGAACATCGATGGTCTATTCCCGAGCCAGATACATTGGAACTCTTTTGTGCCTGAGCGGAGATTGGCGCGGGAATCGGGCACGGCTTGGGTGATGGAATCGGTTTCATCCCCGATTAGGAGGATTCGTTTGGCGTGGAACCCCTTTACCTTATTGATTTGGGTTTCGAGATCGCCTTCACCTACGCCGATGATATGGATACCGTGACCTTCGTCCCGTTGGGAGTTGGCCAGGAGTGGACAGATTGAGGGCACGGGGGAACCCAACATCCGACTTTCGTTGTACCCGGTTTTGCGGACGAACTCGGAGAAGTAAGCCGAGACCGATTTCCATATCCGCATTTTCGCGCCTTTGATGGTGTTGGAGACGATAATGACGGCGGTTTGGGCGGTGTTACAGAGGTAGAACGTGAGACCGTAGAGGCCGGCTGAAGTGGATTTAGAGGACGTGGTACAGCCACAGATGGCGGTTTGTTCGTTGGAACAGAAATCTTCGGTGGCTCTGGCTGACCAGTCCTGAAACTCGAACGTGTGGGGGAACGCGAGTTGACAGAATTGGCGGAAATGTTGGTAACGACCGGTACCGGTGTAAGAGCGTTTTGGATCGTCTTGCGGGAACGGCCAGGAGAAGGGATCTTGTTCGAGTTGGGGAGCGAACCGGAATAGGCCGAGGATACAGGTGACATCGGGCCACGCGGAATCGAACGCGATCCCGTCAATAATTTTCCAGTCGCGCGGCGGTTTTGTGTTGCGCTGGGGTTGTTTCGGTGGTTTAACCTTAGGCGTAGGAGAGATCATCGGAGTTGGGTGAGATGAAATCAAACCGTAAAGAGCACGGCAGTACTTGTGACCGAGGCGACAGGCTCCCGTTTGTTGACCTTGGGACATCTCACCCAGATGATCGATCCCGCAAGATACTGTCGTGCCTTTTGCGGTTAGGTTGAATGAGCAGCTTGACCTTAGCGTACATCACGGCCCGCGAAGAACCACATAGCGAATGGTTTTTCAGTTCGTTGCGACATCAGTTAGGCGAGAACGACCCGTTACCGAAAGTGATGGTGGTTGATCGACTGTTCGACCCGATAAATCGTTTCCCGCACGGTGCTGGTTACGTTGGCCCGATGCAGCGGACAGCGCCAAAACCGACGGTGTGGCAAGGACCGCATCGGTTGACCAAGGAAGACTGGTTTGCGATGGCCAACGCGCGGAACACTGCACTATGTTTGTGCGATACCGATTGGATTGCCTATGTGGATGATCTATCCGTGTTAATGCCGGCGTGGTTAGGGTGCGTGAAAGAGGCAATCAGTGGCAGCTACAACGTCGCGGGCGCTTACCGGAAAGTGAAACAGTTAGTTGTGGAAGAAGGGATCGTAAAATCCTTTATTCCGTATTCGGATGATGTCCGGATCAGGTTATCGATGGGTTATAAGGTACCATGTGACTGTGACGGTGGCTGGCTATACGGTTGTTCGTGCGCGTTTCGGGTGGAAGATTTATTGGCGGTAGGCGGTTGGCCCGAGATTTGTGACGGGATTGGGAGCGAAGATTACTGCCTTGGGATCGCGCTTAAAAACGCCGGGAAACCGTTGATGTATGACCGGAGAATGATGACCTTTGAAGCCGAAGATTTACATGGGATTGGGACACCGTTACGTCGGACGGACAAAGGGATTTCACCTAACGACAAGAGTCACGCGTTACTCGGTATAGCGCGATCGAGTGTTTATTACCCGAACTATTTCCCGAGTGGCGGGATAAAAGCGGAACGTGAACGGGTGTTAAGTGGGAAACATTTTACGCTTGTCCAGATTCCAGATCGAGACTGGTATGATGGACAGTTGTTAGCGGAAATGTGAAATGAAATGGCAGCACCTATTAGGACTATCAATCATACTTTTGGTGTTTGGATTTTTTGTATATCAGATGGCAAGGGACATCGGATGGGCGATGACGATTAAGTTATGGGCAGTAATCTTATGCGCGAGTATTCTTATATCAATCGCAATTACACTGCTAGCCACATGACAAATTTCACTCCGTTAGGCGACATCGTGATGGTGAAAGAAATCGTTTACGATGAGATCCGCGGGTTCAAGTTACCGGATGAATGCGCGGAGAAACGGTTTCCGGACAAAGGGACAGTTGTAGCGATTGGGACCGGAAAAGCGGTTAAAGCGTTGGGATTGAATATCGGTGACGAAATCATTCTGCCAACGGCCGCGCCACATACCTACATGGAGTTAGGAGGGAACCGTTACCGGCTGGTCCGGAGTGAGCGCGTGATTGGGAAGATTGAGCGATGAGACGGCTACATACCCACGGCCAGTACGCAGAGGATGGCAAGGAGCGTCGGCTAAAGGTCCGCGAGGAAGCTGGCCATCGTTGTATTCGATGTCACCATCCGTTCGAGACCGGTAAACACGGCAAAGGCGAATGGTCGCCATGCGATAGTCAGTGTGTTCACGGCGGGCCGATTCGTTACGGTGTTGAAGGCGGCAAGACCAGAATATCGACTGCGGTAGACGAGGCGAATAAAGAAGGAGTCAGGGCATTACTGGCAGTTGGGTTTAAGGTCGAAGCCCAATGGCGCATCCTAACGGTTCATCATTTTGATGGCGATAAGGCGAATGACGCATGGTGGAACACAATTGCGCTCTGTCAGCGGTGTCATTTACAGATTCAATGTAACGTCGATCCTGACATTCCGTTTTTCTTGGAACACACCGAATGGGCGAAACCATACGTCGCGGGTTTCTACGCCTTCAAGTATGAGGGGCGCATGATTGACCGGGATGAAGCGATTAGGCGAATGGACGAGTTGTTAGCCTACGAAAACATGGAAGCGTAGCGATGAGTATTAAAAACGAACCACTAGCGACTGAAAACAAGGACAAAGAAATATGGAGAAAGAAGGTTGGCGATTTTTATTCCCCTAGCATCCACGTTACGGAACACGGAAACATAGGGATAAACTGCGGTGGCCATGTGATCGTTATGTCGGTTGAGAAATGGCACGCAGCAGGCAGGCTTAGAATCGCTCTCGATGATCTTTTGAATCCGCGATGAGAAAAACGACAGTCAAACTACTTCGGCGCACGCATCCTAGGTTGCCTAAACCAGCGTTTCGGAAACTGAAAAAGATGTGGAACCTATTGCCGATTCCGGCGTCACATCGCATGGCGAAATCACTTCGGGCACAACTTGAATGACATATGAAAAAAGAAATTGGATACGATAAGCGACCACGGTTTGGTTGGTGCGATGATCTAGACAAACAACCGCAGAAGATTGTCGAGAACAAGTCTCCGATTTATTCTCATCCCGTAGTCGTTATACCGTTGCCCTTTATGTCGCCGAAAACCAAAGCGCTATTCCGCGAGTTTACCAAAGGTTTTTGGAGCAAATTCAGGAAAATCTGAAAATGATGTTACCCGAAATCATTTCATCCGCGATTGACGATTACATTCCCAAGATGGACGGGTGGACTACGACCGAGCGCTGCTGTGAAATAGCCCGAGTAATCTTGGAGAGTAAGGCCCAGGTGTGCGTTGACATTGGAGTGTTCGCCGGCCGGTCAACTATCTCGATGGGGTTCGCGGTTAGGCAGCAAGGGTTCGGGCACGTTTACGGGATTGATCCGTGGCGAATTGCTTACGCGATTGAGGGCGATGATAACGAGGAAAACGCGAAGTGGTGGGTGGAAAAGGCGGATTTAGAGAAGATGCACCAGGAAACTATGGCCGCGATTTGGGCGCACAATCTTGATCCGTGGGTAACGATTATCCGGAACGCGTCACAATTCGTGGCTCAACTGTTTCCTTCGATTGACGTACTCAATATTGACGGCGCACATTCGGAACTCGCGTCATGCCGGGATGTGGAATTATATCTGCCGCGAGTAGTTCATGGTGGATACGCATTTGCCGATGATAGCGACTGGCCGACAACCCAAAAAGCGATGGAAATGTTAGGCGAATCGTGTGAACTCATCACCAACACCGGGAAAGCAAAAACGTTTTTCAAGAAGTGATATGACCGCTAAGTCCCTTACAGGCGTTTGTTATGCCTGCTCCCAACAGGGAGCGTATTCGACTGATTCCTACGCTAAAGCGTTGGCCGCTCTTGTGCGCCTAGCAGAGGCCAACGACAATCTCTTCAGAATCAAACAAAAGACGGTTGTGGAAAACGTTAAACTCAAAGCTGAATTGAAAACCGCGTTAAATCAGGTGAACTCGTTAGGGCTTTCGGCTTCGCCGCATAAAACTGATGAAGCACCTTGAAATAAGATTCGACGGCGAGACGGCGATACGCTTCTGGTCGCGGGTAGTTACCACTCCGCATTGCTGGTTATGGACGGGATCGCAGCGAAACGGCTATGGCAGTATGACCATAGATGGCCAAAACGTTTTCGTTCACCGGCTGTCATGGACAGTCAATCGAGGTCCTGTCCCGAACGGATTGTGTGTGCTTCATAAATGCGACGTTAGGAATTGCGTAAATCCCGATCATTTATTTCTCGGAACTTACAAAGACAACGCCCAGGACGCCTCACGTAAGGGACGGCAGAAAAATCAGAACAGCGGCAAGACGCATTGCAAGCACGGGCACGCGCTCACGGCAGGTAACACCTATATATCAATACGGCAAGGTAAGCCCCATCGAGCTTGTAGGACGTGTGTATTAACCCGTGGCGCACTGCGCGACCGTCACGCTGAATATCTGCGCTTCAAACAACGGAAGGAACACAATGGAAGATGACGTGCCAACGAACGAAACACGCGAGGACTTCGGTGATAGGGACATTTCGTGAGAAACAGAGAAACAGAGAAACAGAGAAACAGAGTAGAAAGGTAGAAAATGAACGATAAAGAAAAAACAACCGCAGATGCGCTGCTCGACAAGCTAGCGAAAGCCGCACCCGAAGATGTTGTTCAATTCGCACAGGCATATCAGGCCCTGACGCAAGGCGCGACAAATCGCACAAACGCGGAAAGAAATTCCAAGTAATGGTTTAACCGGAGCATGAAGTTACTAAGTGCTCCCATACCATCACTGGAACCAGTGGCAAGCGACGCAGCCAAAGGCATGACGTAAACCCATAACAATATGAAAACATCTGATTCTGAGCGTGTACACCCAAACAGGGAGAAGCAACACGCTTTGTTGCTTGAATTGGTTGTGTCGTGGCGAGACCACAAGATTTCTGACGGTGCTGCAATGATGGTCGTGAACTGGATTGTTAATCCGCCCGTGATTACCGAACAGGACATTGCCACGGCTCGCCGCATCGTCTCAGAACACCCGGAATGGTCTTCGGCTGAACGTCAAGCCGACGAGCGAGTAGGACTGGAACCTCACGAAGAATGGAATGAAGTAAAAAGACAAATGGTCGAACGCATTGGAGCGAACCAAGCCGACGAGCGAGTAGAAGTGATAACCAGAGGACCAGACA